TATCTTATATATTATTATACGGTACTGTATAGCATATCTTTTAATAAACTCCAGCTTTAGGAATCTAGGAAGGGCAGAGAATAATTATATAATTATATATAATATAAGGGCGACTATATTTTCACAGATTTGCATAATAAAAGCCAGACCTTCCAGGAGTTTCTATCCGGCGTGATCTGGCTTGTTATGCGTGTTATTTAATTAACGATTCTGTGTACTTTCAGCCTCTGCCCTTCCTGAGTTCCGTCAGCTCTCGTTATCTGATAGCCTAAAGAAGTTTTAGAAAAATGTCAAGCGGTATTTTAAAAATATTTTTCTTGACAATCTGGACGAAGCTGTGTTATTTAAATATTAACAGGCTCGGCGGCGGTCTGTACTCTGTCCATAGCCGCCATAAATAAGCATTTTAAAAGCCCCGGGATTAATTCCTAGGGCTTTATTTTATTGACAAAAAAACATGTATATTAATGGGATTACTCTTTTTTAACTGTCTTTATTATACATTATTTATTAATGTACGCTAATAACTTTTCTTCAAATTCTTTTGTTGTTTCGTCTGGCAGATATTCTAGTAAATAACCGGGCTGGCACTCCAATATAGTACATATTTTATTTAGTGTATCTTGCGTGACAAGTCGATCATTACGAAGCTGTTGTAACTGGCTTTCTGTAAATATCTTATTTTTTCTTATTAAATAGGTTGTGATTCCCTTTTCTGCCATCATATCAATTATATTGCGTTTATATTTAATCATTCTAACACCACCTCGCAGTACTTTATTCTTCTATTATAATAACATTTTTATACATTATTTTTCAATGTGCAATATGCACAAAAACTGTTTTTAACATACTCTTTATTTTAGTGTATAATGTCAATAGACATACATTACATTTTAGTGTATTATATAACCATCAACAGAGAACAAAAGAAACAAACAACCGGAACCGCCCGAACCACTCAACACAATGAGGACATAAGGAAACGGATCACGATTAATTGAAAAATTCTAGTTCCTGGCAACTAAATAAAAAAAGCCCGGCGATCTTCCAAACCAAACCGTGCACCAAACTAAAAAGAAAGGCAACCCTATTATAACAGGGGTAAAGGTGAAAAACAATGAAAAAAATCGAAACATTAGTAATTAGAGGCCGCAGATGGTTTCAAAAATTATATGGAAATACTTATCACACAGTAACGATTGTCGTAAATGGCCATATTTTAAAAAGTAGTATTCAGTATGGCTATGGAAATCAGTATCTTGTTACCGCCACTGATCTCCTTCGTGAAAATGGTTATGATATTCCAGAGAATACCATGGAAGCATTGAGAATGTTAAAGGATCTTTCTGAAAACGATTATGAAGTCATTGACGTTAAGAGAAAGAAAGATCTGTAGGAGGTGCGTAAATGGTAACAATCAAGAAAGCAACACAAGCACAGACAATCGCCGCCATAAAAAGCGGCGACTTCTCCGTAATTGATACGATCAATAAAAAAGCCAGAAAAGAAGCAATAGAAATTTTTGCGTCTGTTGCTGGCGGCGTTATTAAATTAGCTTACTGGGATATGTCCCCGGTAAAGCGCCGGGACGGTAAAAAGTCTGTAATGCGGTACGCCTTGCACAGATCAACGAAAAAAGAAGACTGTTTACAACTCTCCTGTATGGAGCTTATCGGCGGCGAGATCATCCCCACAAGCGACAGACAATTTAATATTAAAGATGATTACGACCGCCTGGAATTTTTCCGCAGTCTTCCAGCTGTTACAAAAATGACTTTTAAATAATAGGGCGCGTCTTTTTATATCCTGGCTCCCAGGGTGAAGGGAAGAAAGATAAAAACATGAGTGATAAAATATTTAATAAATTAATAACACTTTCTGTTGATGAGCTAGACAATTACATAGAATTTTTAGAAAGTATTTATTCCCCGACTATTACTGGGAAAGAGATTGATAAAAAAACTATGGAATATTTAGGTATAACTGATTGATTTTTTACCGCTTCCCGGTATCCAGTCCGGCAGCACGTTCACGGCGTGCAAGCGGTTTTTTGGCATTCTGCCAGATGCACCTTGTAAAGTTAATATAATAAGTCAATCAATTAACGCGCTATTTTATTCGTAAATGGCTTTTTATGCTGTTAGTGGGTATTTATGCCACGTTTGCATTTTAAGCCGATTATGAGCCTTTAAAGCACTTTATAGTGCGCTACATGGTTTATTGACTGCTTGCGGCTATAGGTGTATAATAATCTTGTATAGCCATGTGCATCTATGCTTTATTTGCATATCTTGTTAATAGGCGTAATTTGTCCTGGCTCTGTGGTGATTTGTCGCAGCTGTCCAGGTTATATATCAATTATGGTTGTATAGCGTCGTGTTTGCCATTTTAAGGCGTTTTATAATCGCAGTCAATAAAATATAGGCTAAATACGTTACAAGCCATTTAAGGCGTATTTTGTGAGACTATTATTGTATTTTAACGCCGTGTTATATGTTACTTGTTGCTATGGTCTATTATCTGTAGGTGGTTGGTTCTGATCCGTCAGGGCTACTGCCTGCGGTCGGCTTTGCTGGTGTCCAATTGTTCCCGACATCGTCCCGGATTCATCAGTTCGGCGCGGTATCGGTTCCCGGTGGTGTATTTGTTTGATTTGCAGCAATAAATACTCGTAGCTGCTCACAGCTTCAATAGTTACAACTAACTTGTAAACGGTTCCCAAATTTCAGCATCATTTTGGAAACCAAAAAATCACGGAAATTAAGAAAAAAAGTGGCAATCAGAAAATTTCTCGCATTTTCTAGTTACCACTTAAATTTTAATTTTGCACAAATATTTCTATAGCGTAAAGTTCTGAATGATTCAAAATTCACAATTTATTTAATCCTTCTTTCTTACGTGTTCCATATCTTCTGTGTGATGATTTCTCTAAACGTTCCGTCCTCTTTGTTTGGGACTTTGAAAGTTTTTTCTTTCTCTGGTAATTATCAGTCGTTGTCCCCATTCACGCCCTCCTTATTAATCTTCTGATTCCTGGTTTCAAAGTTTATAATTTCCGTGTCTGTTTCTAATTCTTCCGGGATTGTTCCAACAATGATAACTCGCAGTGGTTTCAATCTCCGTTCCATTTCCTTGAAACCAACGCAAAATTCCAACCGTGCTGCCTTGCTCTTTACTCTTCCATTTGTGCAACAGGCAACTGTGCTTCCCTCTGGTAGCCCATCAAAGCACCAGTCCCAACAGTATTCTGGTAATATGTTTACGTTTGGAATTACTGGAATATCATTCAAGACCATGTAGTGAGCCAGTGCATGATTGCGGTATTTATTCCGCAAGCACATTACCAGTGGCATTCCATTCTTGCCTACCGATATGCTAAAATCCGGCATAATGACTGCATGAAAACATTTTAAATGCTTCATATACTTGTCTGGCTGATTCCATAATCTTTGAAACTGTACATCATCCACGTAGAAGTTTACATCCAGTTCCCGGTGGTTCTTAATCTTTCTGCTGAAGCTCTCCGAAAAGTCTACAGTATCTTTCCCTGGATGAATAAAAGTCTTTGGAATTTTCGGGATTCCGTACTTGCCTTCAAGGTCTGCATCAGTTATTAGAAACTCCTTCATTACATCATAGGCTGTGTGTATCTGCATATTTCGCCCTCCATTTTCTTGAACATAACACAATTTCAGAAAAAAGGCAAAAAAAATAATCGCATCTCTGCGATTTTATTATTTTGCACATGTACTTTTCCCTTTCATATGTACTTTTTGTAAAAGGTAATCAAAGGTAATCAGAACACTCGTTCATACCAAGTCCGCAAACCCTTGATTTTACTGCATAAATCGGGGCAACAGGATTTGAACCTGCGACCTCACGGCTCGCGTTTTAATCCGTAAACCCTTGATTTTAAAGGCTTTCCAGACTTGAGGTAATCAAAGGTAACCAAAAAGGTAATCAGAACCTATGTTCTTATTCATCCAATCCTTTGCACTTTTGACACAATTTTATTTTTTTCTTCCAAAGAGCTAACATCAAATGTATAATATTTTTCATTAACTTCTTCGGTATGCCCGAGTAGCGATGCAGCAACAGTGGCAGATACTCCATTGCACCTTAGTTTAGAATTTATTGTTCTTCTAAATGCATGAATTCCTCTTTCTTCTATTCCTTCCTGCCTGCATTTGTTTTTTAAGCATGACGATATTACAGGAGCATGAACCCTTCCATTTTCGTTTGAAAACAACCATTCACTAATATACCCATTGCTGATTTCTGCTGATTTTAATTTCATTAAAAGTTTTCGAATTTCGCCAGTCATAGGAAACCATCTGTTCATTTGATTTTTTGTTTTTCCTATATAGTATTCTTTTGTATTTCTATTGTATTTTTCTGATTTATTAATAGATATATAATTTTCATTTATATCTTCCCATTTTAAAGCCGAAATTTCTCCAACTCTCATCCCTGTGAGACTTGCAAAATATACTGCGTATGAGGGAATGTATTCTGGCTGTTCATCAAAATCCTTTTTGCAGCGATTAATAATTAGTTTAAGTTCATGGTCTGATATTGTATTATGACTTGAAGGCTTTTCTATCTCCGTGCAGTATTTATAAAATATTTTAGGTGAAAGAAATTCCATAGGATCATAATTCAATAAATGTTGTGACCTTGCACTATCTATTGTGTTTTTGATATATCCAAACAAAGTTTTACACGCTTTTTTGCAAAGTTTTTGATCTTTTACAGTTCTGACAATGAATACCTTTATATCTTCTTCTGTCATTTTCTCAATTTCTTTTTCCGTAAATTCTTTTTTTTCAAAATAACGTGTTCTATCTGTAGAATACTTATACAAAGTGTTATCCGTCACAAATTCTTTTTGAATTTCTATCCAATGCTCGTAAACATCCATAAATGTTTTAGGTTTTTCTGTTTTTTCTTTCTCGAAAGCAATAATATAATCTTCAATTCCCTTTCGGCTACTTCTTTTCACTAGCTTTCTAGAATTTTTTTCTGTATAAATATAAGTATACCAATTATTGTTTTTTCCCTGCCATATTTTATATTTTTTTAATATTTCTTCATTTTTCTTCATTTGTATTTCTTCAAGTACATGTGCAGGATTTATAATACCATTCTCAATAGCATATTTCAATATTTCATCCATAAAATTTAGGAGGAACCGGGAATTCCTTTTGCCGGCCGGCGGTTCCTGTTCCTCCTTTCTATTGATAGCCTGTTTTTTTGATTTTAAGCGCTTATTTTGTTTTAACCATAACAATATTCACGAATATCATAAAAATTAATTTTAGCCGTTTTGGTCAAAACAATTATCATATTTCACAACAAATCAAATATATTGACCTGTCCATCAATCTGAGATTCTTCCAGATTGTAAAATTTGCAAGCTATATAATCTGGGTTCCAATCAATTTCCAGTTCGTATTGTAAACACCGCGGATGCTTATCACCATAGAAGAATCTGCAATCGGAACAGATATGCTGATAAGCTGTACCGCCAGACCGCTTATACATTTCGCTAATCTTCCTCATAAAATCACTCGCTTTACTCTTGATTTTCCTCTCGATTTTTTCTTGAAGATACCAGTTTTAACACAATCCCTCGGATCACATCCTCTGCTATGTTCTTCGATCAAGATATAATCACAGGTTGCATTTGTACTCCATGCATTTTCGCTCTTGCTGTAATAGTCGCATTTTGAGCATTGTCTCCGCTTTAAGCCTATAATTTCAGTGCTTTTTAATTCTCTCCATGGTTTTCTATCTGGCAATTTTCCGCACCTCCCAATCTGGCAGTATCTATAATTTTTAAAAGGTCTGGACTTAGTTTTCTTCGTTCTTGTTCTCTTTGTACTTCTGCCCGGTAAGTCCTTTGGAAATTAGACTGAACTACACTCCACCATGTGCCATCTATATTCCCTGATTTCGCCCATTCTTCTAACTGCCCCGGACTTGATACTGCTTTCTGAACTATTTCTGGAAGTTTAGAAAATTCTTCTTCCGCATGGTATATAGAGTTCCAAATTGCCCTTGATACCAGATTCCAAGCTTCTGTTTCGTTCAGTTCGTCAGACTGTGGCGCAAGGCTCTGCGCGCATTGCCGTAATGCAGCTATTGTAGGTTCTTTCCATTCAGTTTGCATATATTTCTTCAACCCAAAACTTAAAAGCTTGTAATCTAGGTCTTTCAAAAGTCCGTACCAAGTATCAAAAGCATATTGATCTGGCAGAAATGATGGAGAAGTGTACACAGCTTTCATTGCCTTTACCAGTACCGCCCATTCTTCTCTTGTCATACCCAATTATCCACCTCGCTTACCCTGTTTTGGATTTTCTCCATGTAGCTGCATGGTCTATTCGTAGACTTGTCTGCGTATTGCCCTTCAAATACTTTTGCGAAATTTCCAGGCTTTAAGAACCAGTCAAACGTAACCATCCAGCCATTTTTATTTTGCCCTTGTAAGAAGCTGCTATGGCGAATGTTTTCAATGGCTTCTAAGATATCGTCCATATGGTTCTGACGGATTCTAGCTTTTACTGCCTGTTCTCGTTTTGGTGTCATTCTTTTTACAGGAGTGATACCAAATTCTTCCAGAGTATTCCATTCATCAATGATTCGTTGGACGTCAGTCTGACGAATAGTATCTTTAGATACTATTAAATCATTTATATCTTTTTCTTTATCTTTATCTAATTCTGTATCTAAATCCAATTCTAAATCTTTATCTAAACCTATATCTTTATCTGAGTGCGTCTTTTGTTCGTCTATTTTGCGTCTTTTCTGCGTCTGCCTGTTTGAACGCTCTATTAGTTTGGTATCATCAATAGAATTTCCATTTGTCAGTGAGTAACTTCCGTTATCTTTCAATAGCAGTTTCTTTTTTTCGTCAGTGTATGAAGTTTCTATATATCTGTCTCTAGACAGGGTGTTGTGCATTCTCCAATGCTTAATAACAATCACGCCATCATCAAACAAGATAACAAATCTCTTGGCAATCAGAAGCTTCAAATCATCATCATTAGCACCTATTATTTTTTCAATCCTCTTTGGGTTTCCAATAAATCCATCATCGTCCGCTCTCATGTTTAGATGAAAATAAAGACATTGTGTTGATAACGGCATATCAAGGAAAGCATCTGTATCAACAATTTTCATTGTGAACATTCTTTTATTTGCCAATTTTGAAATTCCTTTCTCCAATCTCTGGATTTTTAAAAAGTGTTTATTTTAATTCAACTTCAATTCCATTGATTTTCAGTTCTCCATTTACCGGAACCACAAGAGATGGAACGCCGTTTATTTCTTTCAATTCAATCAGAGCAATTTTATCCGGCTGGATGCAGATTGTTGCATCTGGTGTTACAATTTTTGCAGTTTTTGAATTGTGGATATTGTCAAGTGCAGCAGGCTCATTACTGAAATACGTTTCCCAGTTTTCCTTGAAATCTGATAACTTCTCGCCTGGAACTCCGCAATATTCAAAAATCTGTTCCATTTCGTCACATGATACAGTTATCATCTCCGGGCTGTCTTTCTTCTGTTCTCTTACTTCCTGCAAAGATTCAATTAGGCTTTCAGTGAAATTGAATGTTGTATTTCCTTCGAAATTGTCCATGATAAAATCTGAAAAGACATTGATCTCATTGCCGGGTATACGTGGAATTGGTGTGCCAAGAACGTTTTCGATGAAGTCTGGATGAATATTCTTTATGTTTTTGTTGAAATACAAAGTTCCATGAATATCAGTACTTCTGTCATTGAATACAGGGAATAAGAATCCTGTTTCTGGTCTTGAGACTACCCAATCACGAATTCTGCCTTTGATGTTATTTTCAGCCACATCATAGCTAAGCCCAGCCTTTGAAAGATTTACTGGACAAATGCTGCACAGAATGTGTTCATAAATTTCTTCTGATGCATCGTGCATTTCGGTTCCATCAGAAGCTTTTCCTGGAATATCATATACTGCATGAATGAGAACTATGTAGTAATTTTCTGGATAATCGTAATTTTCAATCACTTTGTCGTAAAACTCATCCAAAAGATCATCATCTTTAAGCTTACTTGCTCTGATCCGCATAAGAAATTCCTGTGTTCCACCCTCTTTTTCCTGTGCTAATGGGAATTCAAGATTCATAAGGCTTTTTCCAAGTCTGCCAGACATGGTTTTCTTGAAAATGTCAAAATACTTAAACATTTCTTCCTCTGGAAGGGAAAGGAAAGCTTCTTTAATTTTGGTTTTCTTATTTTTTTCTGCATCCACATAACAACCACAAATGCGTGTGATTGCACAATTGGCTGGTGTAAACTGCTTCTTGATCTCTGCGATTTCTTTCTTATTCATGATTAATCCTCCGCTCCAAATATTTTTCTTAAATTGTTCTGGTAATTCTTCACTGTTTGTTCGATAGTGTTATAAGTTGGTCTTAATCTGCATCTTTCTTTGTAACCATCGCATCTTGTTCCAAAAAGAATGGAATTTCGACATATTCCATCTTGACTAGCGCAACATTTATTCATTCTTCTTCATCCTTTCTGCTTCTCTCGCCTGTTTCTTTTCAATCCACTTATTAATTTTCTCATCAGAAATCATGTACATTTGCTTTAACATTTCGATGCAGATCAATACATCTGCAATTTCTTCTATCATGTTATCACGGTTGATTTTTCCACGTTTTGCCTTGCTGATTGCCTGGATAAGTTCGGCGCATTCTTCCATACAGACTGTACTTTGATTATTTTTGCCGTAATGCAAAATACTTTCTGCGATAACACCTTTATTAATCTTTATCCCTGTGATTAATCCGGCAAGAGCCTTTGCTCCAGAATCACACGCCCATGCTTCCTTGAGATATTTTTTCTGCCATTCATCTTTGTTTTCAGAACTTTCAAGGAAACATAAATGCTGGTCTCTCATATCGGATAATATGTCTTTTGCTTCTTCTGGTTTCATATTAATTTCCTCTTCATCATCAATCTCAACAATTTTTAAGTCTGCGAAATCACAACCCATTGCGAATCCGTCAATCATTTTCTTCTTAACTCCAAATACCTCTATCATGTAAGAATTATTTTCCATGATTTTTATTACATCTGACTTTTTAACATATTCAGCCATTCTTCATCTCCTCCAACTTCTTCTCTATCGGATTAATAATCTCTTCCAATGCCTGTTGCTCATAATTTTCTTTCCAGATTTTTTCTCTTTTCCAAAATTGGATTTTCATAATCTCATTTATTAAATTAATACACGCTATTGCTTCTAACATTCCCCAACATCCATCACAGGCTCTTTCATTGCACCAGTTTATAAATTCTTTAAATTTCATTTTTGAGTTCCTCCAACTTATTTTCAGCTTCTTCACGGGTGAGGAATACCAAAACATTTAATTCTCCGATCCATTCATCATGGTTTGCCCACAAAAACTGTTTACCATCTTTGCCGCATTCAATTCCGCTTACCACGTTTTCTCGAATATCCATTCCGTATATATCCCATACAGTTGTACCAATAGGACACGGTAATCTCACAAGCAAGCCCTGTTCTTCTAAATCTTCATAAGTGGCAAGCTTTTTAATCATATTCTCTACTGTTTTGCAATTTCCTACACCCTGTGAGCAACTATCGCAATATTCATCACACTCAAACTCTCGTTTTTCGTTATATGTGATATTACCATCTTCCCATTTTGTTAATCTCTCCATCTACTTCACCTCTTGAAATTTTCTCATAAAATGAGCTTTCCATGATTCGTCTACTTCCACAAAATTTTCTTTTTCATACTCTGCAATCGCATTTTTAAGGTTCAAAATTTCCTGTTTAAAAAGTTTACTTTCCTGCTCTAAATATTTATTCTTTTCAAATCGTTTGCAATACTGTTCATGTGTCATCTGTTTGGTTTTCATGCTGTATCCACATATTCCTGTAGTAGAAGCCAATTTGAAAACTCTTTTGGCGTATTCGTAGTTATCTTTATCTACTCGCTCAGGCAAAGCCCAGCCTATAAAAGAAGCACACTCGCAACACTTTACTTTCTTGCTCATCTACTTCACCTCTTTTACTTCTTGATATATGATTTTCAAATTAAAATCACTTCTGATAAATCTCAGCGTCAGTTTATGATTTACAGCATTTCCGAGTTGATCGTAAATCCAGTACATATCCTCTTGGTTAAAGTTTGTACCCAGATATCTGTTAAGGCTTGATATCAGTTGTTCTCTCCATTCATTGTTCCTTTTAGGTGAACTGTATGGTTCTCCTTTTGCCATTGGTCTTGAACACCATTCAAGCAGCTTGCAGATAATATCTTCTTTATCGGTGCAATTCTTTGCTGTGAAATATACATTTCCTTTTTCGGAAAGAATTATTTCTCCCAATCTGTTTATGTAGCTCCCTGGGAAACATTCCATGAGATTGAAGATTTCATCGGTCATCTACTTCACCTCTTCCATCTGACTTTCTACAGTATCTGCAAGTAGATTCAAGGACTTAATAAATGATTCCGTCAATGCTGTTCTGTCTGGGTATTTAGCGAACGTTCTGACAAGGTTTATTGCATCCTTGATTTTTTCTTCATCTTCGACAATTTCAGATGCTTCATACAATGTCTTTTCTTTATTTCTGTAAGCAACGTTTTTGTCGTCGTAAAAATTCAATACATTTGGAAATGGAATTTTGATAGGGCTTAAATTGTTTTCTCTCACCCATGTGAATCCCTGAAGCCTTGCTATTTTCAGAACGCTCAAATATTCTTCCTGTGTTCTTACAAATACACTTTTTCCTGTTAAATTAATCATCAGAATTTCCTCCTGTAATCGCATCAATGCAATCGTTCCAACCAATCTTGTAACTAGGCATCTTCCCATTGCTTTGAAAATACTCTCTTCCGTACACTCCTGTTAATTTCATTTTATCTGGCAATGGCTTCAATGGACACCAATCTGGTCTAATGCTCAAATCTGTAATATCTCTTCTATTCGCTCTACAGAATGGGTGAAGTATTCCGCTGCGTAAAGCACATGAAGCACAATATTTTGGCGTATTTATCACTAATACTGATTTGCTCATTTTCTCCTACCTCTTTTCTGCAAGAATGCTCCATACTGTGCCGGACTGATAACATCTTTCTTCTCTCTGGTAGCATTATAATATCCAAGTCTTCCATTCTTTTTATTTTCATCTTTCGTAAACATGGTTGAAATGTCTTTGCCTTTACTCATCTGATTCCTCCTGTAATAATTCTGGGTTGTCAAAAATGTCACCAGAAACTTCAACCTTTCTGCACCAATACCCAAGTTCTTTCCGGTAAAATGTCTCTTCTGGAAAATCAACATAAAATCCAAAATTATAGCTTCCGTAATCAAAACTCGAACAATACATTCCAAATTTTACCGGGGCATATTCTCCGTTATGATTAACAATATCGTTCTCCCAAATTTTCTTCCCGTTCTTGTCGGTCAGACCTGTGAACTGACAGAGGGTTTCTATATCAATTATATTGGTATATACTGTAAACCGATCTGAATCCTTTCGATAAAAAATAATGTCCTTCCCCCCTATGTGATATTGATCTCTTAGGTAATATCCCTCAATCCATTCGCCATTATCAATCCGCTTTGCCTTAAAAAGAATTTCTCTCATTCAACTCCACCGCCTTTCACGATTTTAAGTGTAAATTCAAACGCATCAGTTCCACCCTCGAAATACTCTGATATATTTTCCTTCTGTAATGCAGCAGCTCTTGTTTTTCTTGTTTCCAACTGCTCCACAACCTTATCCACATCAAAAACTGTCGGCTGTTTATTAACACAATCAATAAACTCTTTCTGGTCAGAACTAATACTTGTGCCAATCTCAAAAGCTTTAATGTATTCAATTAATTCGTCTGCGTCAATCAGTTTCATACTCTTCACACTCCTCTGCATATTCGTAACTGTCTATATCGTCACATCTGCACTGGCAGGAATCCTGTTTTTCACAGCAGATGCAGCACTCTGTTTCGCCGTCCGGACATTCTAATTTACAATATCCCATTAATCCAGTCACCCTCTTTTTCGAAATAAATGTATCTGCTGTTTTTCTTGACCGGCTCTGATGTATCAATACAATACTTTATCTCGAGTAAAGCCTGCCAAGATTTAAACTCTTTTAGCGTGACCTTGAATCTGGTGTAGGTCTTCCCGTCCTTTTTGAAAATTGACATTTCCATTGATTATTCCCTCCATATCTCAGAATCAATATAAATAACAATCAGATCTTCTTCGAATGCAGTAATCTGTGTGACTGTATTTTCTTTTATCTCTTCAAAAATGTCTTTTGTATAGTGTCTGTAATATCTGTTTGTAGAAAATATAAGTTCACAGTCGTGCTCGCCTCTGACTTCTACCATTGTTTTCTTATCTATAATGTCCAATAACTGCTTTACTGTCATGTTTAGTCCTCCTCCCGCATGATTTCCTTTACGCATTTTCTACAGTAACAGCCTTCAAGCCCCTCTATCTTGTATAAGAAGCACGTCCAGTGTCTGTTCCAGATGCCTTTATCGTCACATCTTTTGCAACTACCTTGCCCGTTTCCTTCGCAACGTTTTATTTCCAACATTTATTAGTCCTCCTTATATGGTTCTGGATAGTCCATCCATGCAACTACTGTTCCGCCTAAAACTTTTTTATCCGTTCTCCAAATTCCATCAGTAGTATGCGCCTGCTCTACCAATACTGTTCCATCGTCAAACGCAACTGTAGCAATCACGTATTTAGATGTTTTCTCGAACATTCCTCTTTTCCAGTTGTCCGTTCCTTTGAATTTCGCAAATATAGAATCATGTTCTTCTGGCAATCTCTGACTGACCGGAATCCATCCATTTTCTTTCTCATTCTCTTCCAGATCAGCAAGAAGTAATTCTACAATTTTTGAGATATTATTTTTCGAGAAATAAGCTCCGTTCCCTGTGTTTTGCACCTCATTCTTCAATTGAATTAATCTGTCTTTAATATGGCTCATACTTCCACCTCACTATCCTCTGGCATCTGGAATGTCATTCCTTTTTTGAGCATTTCTCCAAGTTCTCCAGCATGTGCTTTGTTTTCTTCCGTTTTTGGTTTCATACTTAACATCCTACATACTTCTGGAATTACATATTTTGTGTATTCCGAATCTCCATAGGCTTCCTGAATCATGTCCAGTACTTTCATGGCTTTTGCTTTGGTGGAATATTCTCCTAAAATAAAATATCCTCCACTTCTCTGTGCATCCTGCAAACTCCAACATATAACATTCAATGAATCTGGGAGTTTTAGATTAACTACAATGTTTTCAAACTTTACCAGTGCTGTTTTATCCTGACTTCTGATTAACATTTTGCGTCCTCCTTATCTTTCTCGCAGAATCCTCTGTGTTCATGCACTGAATACTCGATTCCACAACTCTGTTTCATGTATGTGAGTTTTTCTCCTGTCAGTTCGCATTTATGTTTTTTTCGTTCAGATGCTTACAGATCCCGTCACAGTAGCTCATTTTTCGCCCTCCTTATTCGATAAAATTTGTTCCGCACTGGCAATGATAACTAATGTGTCCGTTATTACTTACTTACATTTGCCATTACCTTTCTACCACATGAAAAACACGTTACCTCTTTTGTCAGCGGCTTTTCGTATTCTTCTACTTCTTTATCTTGAATAAACCTCTGACCGCACCAGTGGCACTGCTTAGTGCTGTACGGCATCTCTCCACAAATAGGACATTCTGGAATTATTCCGTAACCATCATTTATGATTGGGAGTTTTATCGGCTCTCGCTTTGAATAGATATTCCAGAGTTCTTTTCTGCGGTTTTCTCCGTCTTGCTCTATTAAAGCCTTGTACTTCTCTTCCTCTTCTTTGTCCCAGTAAATGACACAGGCTTTGTCTTCTGGTGAAATGTCTTTGGTGTACGGCTGTGTCGTGCAATGATAGCCTGTTTCGCCCTTCCTTTTTCTTAACTGACATCTCATGCAGCCACCGCATTTTTTATCCATCAATTCTTCTGGATAAATGCTTGTGCTGGAACGTCTTTCTCTTTCTGGCATTCCGTCACTGAATTTAATTTCACTCATTATTTACCCTCCTTTTTCAACATCGGAAATAGCCATCCTGTCTTTTCGTTCGATGCAATCCAATCAAATTTTAGCTCTGATAATTGGTACTCTTTATTGCATCTTTCACAGGTGAATCCTTTCGTTTTACTGTATTGCCCTATAATTCCACCGCATCCACATCTACAGTGTTTATAATCTATTTCCATCCTCACTTACGCTCCAAATCTTCTGACCAATTCTTTATTCAAATCTGGGATTCTTACATCTGTTTCAGATTCCAATTCCTCAATCATGCTCATAAAGCTTCTTTCGCCACGGTTCGCTTGTCCCACAAACTCATTTGCACAATTGATTACGTCTAAAAGCCTTTTGGTTGAAAATCCATGCAGTTTTCTTAATGCCAACATCATAGTTACGGAATTGATCGTATTCGCCCAGTCATCACCAGTATTGAATCCATCGTTATAGGCTTGATCTTGCATGATTTCCAACTCTTTACGTGAGTTCTGCATGGCTCTGGCGAATGCCTGTGACATTTGATTGTCACAAGCCAGCACCCTATTTTTCTTTGGTGCTTTCATCTTTAATTTGCTTCCCATATTTTTCCCTTTCGTATCTGTATTCCGTCAAACGGTATGCTCTCGATATTCCCGGATGTTCTGTGGCAATCAGAGAATCCATCTCCAATTGCCGCATATGTCTCTGGACAGTGCATTTTGTGAGGTCTGTCCCATCCATGATTTCTTCGTAAGAAGGCATATATCCGTGTTTCTCAAAATACTCCACCAGAAATCTGTAAATATCGTTTCTGGCAGATTGTCCCTCATTATATTTTCTCTGACGGTAATTCATACGCAAAACGGCTATTCTGCCGCAGTATTACTTTTCTCTTCACGCATTTTATTTAATCTTTCCGCAGCTTTCTTTTTCGTTTCGTCGGAATATTTTCTTGGTGGATTGATTTTAATGTAGGAATAAGGCAAGTGGGCGAAAATAGATCCATCGTTATTTCTGGCAATAATTTTCACATCTTCTGGAAATTCCTTTTCTAATTCCTAGCATCTGTTCTTCCAGGCACTTCCATTCTTGGCAGTAAGCCCTACATAATCTCTTCCGGGAATCCACTCAATAACACATTCATTGGTATTCTCTGCCATGTAATCACTCTCCTTTTAAATAATCAAAGATTGATATTTGCTGATAACATTGTTTTACGATAAAAAATCCTCAATACTCATTTGTCCTACCGGGCAATCCATTACATTTCCATTCAGTGCTTCTTCTACATTTGCTTTCATTTGTTTAAAATAGCTTTCTTTAAGTTCACATGAGATTGCTCTTCTTCCAAGTGTTAAAGACACAAATGGGGTGGAACCGATACCACCGAATGGGTCAAAAATTATATCTCCTGGATTGCTCCATAATTCAATGCAGCGCTGAATAACTTCCAGCTGCAAAGGGCAAATATGACGTTCGTCCTTATCTTCTCGTGCAGATTTTTTCTGTAATGTATCGCTCTGCCTAATGTCCATCCATACTGGACTTGCGTAGTTTTGCCACACATCAACAGGAAAAGTCTCGTGTGTATGCGAAATTCGTTCTGGATTTTCTCCTGGCTTTCTCATTGTGACAATATAATCCGGGATTCCCTGCCTGTTCATTGCACTATCTTTTCTAATCTGCTTATGCAGCAGTCCCAATGCTTTTGTTCTTTGCATTTCAGTTACTGGATTTTTCCAGATGGTAACCTTACTATGGTAAATAAATCCGCAATCTTCAAAAATCTGTCGCATGATTGCTGGAAAGTCTTTCAAGCCAATCACGCCGTCACGCTCTTTCATAAGCGGCAAGTCCATACAATGAAAACTAAGTAATCTTCCGGGCATTGTTATTCGATACAGTTCTTTTGCCAGATAGATAAAATGGTTGTAAAATTCATCATCTCCCTTACTATTCCCCATATCCCGGTCACTGTTACTGTATGTATACAAGCTAGAAAATGGTGGTGAAAATACTGTATAATGAATACTTTCGTCCGGGATTTCTTTTGTGATTTCGCAAGAATCGCCGTTGTATATTGCGTATTTTTCTTTAACAACCTGGTCTAAAACATTCATGCTGTAAATTCCTCCCAATCTGGCAATTTCATTTCTTTTGTTGGCTCATAAGGCGTACTTATACGGCAAGTGCTTTTAAGCTCTTTTTTTGTTATTTCCTTTGTTAATTCTGTCATTTCAGACTGCATTTTCTGGAAATCACATTGCTTCCTTTCAATATTTTCCTTTACGCAGCCTTCCTTCGCGGAAATAATAATGTAAACATTCACAGGCTTCTCTTGCCCGAACCGCCAACACCGTCTGACTGCTTGGTAATACTGCTCATAGCTATCTGAAAGTCCAGTAAATATCATATTGTGGCAATTCTGCCAGTTCATGCCGAACCCTGCAATTTTGGGCTTTGTGATAAGGCATTTGACCGTTCCATCAGAAAACGCCAACATAGAGTTGCTTTTATATTCTGATTTATCAGAGCCTTTTACTTCCACGGATTCAGATATCAGTTCGCTTAATCTTGCTGATTCGTCATTTAAATCACACCATACAAGCCATTTCTCATTTGAACTATTTACAAGTTTCGCAGCTTTTTTACATCTAAGTTCAAGACTTTCCTTTCTGGCTTCTCTTCGTTCTGTAAGTGTTAATGATTCTTTTATCGGCTCATTTCCGTCTACAATAATTTCGTTAATGTTAAGTTTCGGAAGATCGTAGCCAGATACTTGATACCCGATATTTGCTGGGTTATCTACAAATACACTGAATGTTGCCAGCCATTGCCAGAATACATCTGTTGCATGCCCCTTTAATCTCCATTTAGATGTTTGTCCACCGTCATGCACAAAGAACATTGATAACATTTCCGACCGTGTCATAACGCCGCAAAATTCGCTGTGATTTCCTATTTCCATATAGTCATTGGGGGCTGGTGTTGCAGTACAAGCCAACTTATAAGGAACTGAATGAAAATTCTGAATAATTGCTGTTCTGACTTTTCCAGAATAAGATTTAAGAATACTACTTTCGTCAAGTACAACTCCCACAAATTCATTTGCAACAAATTTATCCATTTTTTCATAATTGGTAATATTAATACCGCTGATACATTCAGATTGGCTTTCCACAACTTTTGCAGTATAACCAAATTTTTCAGCTTCACGCTTCGTTTGATCCGCCACAGCCAACGGTGCAAGAATAAGAACCATTCCACCAGCGTGTGTGCAAACTTGATGTGCCCACGAAAGTTGCATTGGTGTTTTTCCTAAACCGCAATCAGCAAATATGCAGGCTTTTCCTTTCTTTAAAGCCCATCTCACAATGTCTTTTTGAAATTCATACAACATTGGATTTAATTCCGATTTATCAATATCAAACCCACTGCTTTCAAGAACAAATCGTTTGCTCTTTAAAAAATCTTCATAATTCATTTTTAAAAGAAGCCCGGTGCACCCTTACGTCAGCTGAAGGCAAGCTCCTTTCATTTTTTATTTTTTATCTTTGGAATTTAGCCAGTAGAACTACTGGTGTGTTAGAATCAGTGATAGTTTTCTTCATTGAGTAAGTCGTTGAATTTTTCCAACGCCTTAATAGATACTTTGTTATTTGCTTTTTCTGGTCTGATTGATACGTTTAAGTGAGTATCAATAATGTGCGTCAACTCTCTTGCAAGTGTTTTCTTTCCTTGCTGAAGTCCCTGTCTGTATGTCTTGGGCTGTTTATATTGCCCTGTTACTTGCTTTCCAGCTAACTGGCCACCAGCTGTAATGTTGTACATCTGGAAGCCTTTATCTGCAAAAGCCTTGATTGTTTCAATTTCTTTCTGGTCAAGCTCATCCTTTCTACATGTTCTATATGAAAGCTTCCAACCAGTAGGATTACTTTCACTGTAAAACTTATGCTTTTTAAGGCTTAATGCTATGTGATCGTATTCTCCTAAATGGCTCGCACATCTCTCACGAAGTCTGATTGCTTGCCCCACATAACTGCGTCGAATACCAGCTTCATCTACCCTGTAAAAAGCATATATGCCACTAGAATTAGGAATCCCTGGACATATCTTCTTTATTCGCTCTTCTCGTTCTTTCTTTATTGCGAATATTTGTGCGTAATTCAAATTTAGATCACCTTCTTTCAGCCGAACGCTACCTGTCCGTTATTTTGCATATAAATCATCGGTGCAGTTTTGCGCTCTCCAATTTTCAGATACGAACAATTTGCTTTCACAAGTGCTTCTGCCATAACCGGAACCACACTGTTTCCGATTCTTGCTACTTGTTTCGCAATCGGGTAATCTCTCCACTTGTAATCCCGATCAATAATGTAATCTTTCGGAAACCCTTGCATTACCTTTAATTCTTCTGGCTTTAACATTCTTAGAAAAATATCTGATATGATATATTTCTCTCCATGGATATCAACCAGGACATTTACCAGTCCAAACCTGTCTTTTGTGGTAATGGTTCCAAGCGGTTCATTTAATACTTGACCACATCCTGTTCCGTAATACTTAACAAGAAATGCAGATATCACTCCGAAGTGACCGGGTGAAGTTGTTATCGTATGAAGTGGCTCATCACATCCTTGACCTATTCCAGTTTTGTAATATTTTGTAATAAATGCGGTTACAAGTCCGTATCTGTTTGAAGTATCAATAGTCTTAATCGGATCTGTCAGTAATTGCCCTCTGGAATCACCTTCTCTGGTTTCTCCATGATACTGAATAATAAATGCCAGTGCATCTTTGTTCTTTACAATATATGGTTCTGGATTATCAACGATATATTTCTTGATACCATTTGCAATACGTTTCTGCGTTGCTTCTGCCAATGGTTTCTTGCGGTCAAATATACTTTTTCCTAAGTCTGACCAATCAATGTAGTCTCCGCACTGCTCATATGGTTTCAGACCGTCTGTACCAAAACGATTATGAGTAGGCTTTGGCCATATTATCTGCTTTCTATCTCTGCGAAATACTGCATACCATCTTTTTCTGGTTGTTGGTGCTCCGTAATCCGCAGCTACCAGTTCTCGACTATCAAATTTATAACCAATATTTTCCATTGCTGAAATAAATTTTCGATAATCTTCACCAGTTCTTTCCTTAATCAGATGTCCTTTCTCATCGAGTGGCCCCCATTGTTGTATTTCTTCCACGTTCTCCATAATGATTACATCTGGGAGAATTGCTTTTGCGTGCTTATATACAGCCCATGGGAGAATGCGAAGTCCCTGTTTTCTCGGCTGACCGCCTTTTGCTTTTGAATGGCTTGTACAGTCTGGAGAAGCCCACATCAATGCTACGTGCTGATTTCCGACATATTTCTGCAAATCTACTTTGAAAATATCTTCTGTCAGATGCAGTGTTCCGGGATGATTTGTCTTGTGCATCAGAATTGCATCTGGATCATGGTTAATTGCTATATCAACAGGTCTACCGAGAGCCATTTCAATGCCTACGGATGCGCCTCCGCCTCCGGCAAAGCAATCTATAATTAAGTCTTTCATGTATACCTCTAATTATCTAAAACATCTGGATTTTCGCATTCCATAGCAACTGCAACATCTTCAATGAATTCATCCGGGATATAGATTCCAGCTTGCTTACAAATAGCATATTGTACTTTTGCAATGCTACGGATATCCGCTCCCTGCATTTTCATAGTATTTGTTAAAACTTTAAGGAGATTTGCAACTCCACCATGAGAATGAAAGATTTTCATTTCAGCGAGTTTGCTATTGGTAGTTTCTTTTAACTGATTTTCCATTTTCTTCCTCGTTTCCATTCTTTTTTGATTGAACCATCCTAAATAGCTATTAAATAAGTCGTCAAATGAATTGCTATTGCTAATTGCATTAGAAATAGTTTTGTATGTATCTTTCAGCCATAATTGAAGAATATATTTTCCATTTTCATGAAACCAGTAATAAACTTTTGCTTTGTCTGTTCTTATGCTCCATGGATTAAAATTCAACTCCATATACCAGTTGAAGCAGTATTCCGTCATTCTGAAATTTTTGTTCTTCCCATTAGCATATGTCTTTACGTCTTTACTGCTTTTTAATGTAAGAAAAGGCTTCTCTTCTTCAATTTCGGAATTAACCATTTCTCTAAGTGCATCATAAACAGCAACTTCTACCATAGTTTTCTCCTAACTAAACGGAAATTCATCTTCCATACCGCCTAAATCCGGTACATCCATGAAACTAGGTTCTGGCGGCGGTACTGGTCGTGTGTCTGTTTCCTGCGTTTGCGGTGATTGGCTTTTTCTCTCTGCAAATTCATGTTCTGCAACAAGGCAATCATTTGAGTAAACTTTTTCACCATTTTTATTCGTATAGTTTCCAGTCTGCCATTCTCCACGTACATTTACTTTCGTGCCTTTTTTAAGATATTTCTCTGCGAATTCTGCATTTTTTCCAAGACATACGCAAGCAATAAAGTCTGATTTTCTTTCTGTATTCTTTTTCACTCTTCTCTCGACAGCCAAAATATATCTTGCAATTTTGGTGTCATTCGTTCCCATTCTGATATCTGGGTCAGCGGTTAATCTTCCAGAAAGAATAACAATATTCACAATTTATCACCTCTCAATCTGAATGTCGCACCTGATAAGTGCGTGTTTAATTTTCTTTGTATTCCCTGTTACAACTTCTTCTTTCCCGATAACAAAGGAAATATCATCTTCTGTTACGTCAAATCCTTTTGTCTTGATGTGCTCAACAAGGATTTCTTTGATTTACTCTGCACAAATTCCGATTGTAATTTCCAATGGTGTTATCTCCCTGGCTTGTAAACTGGTGGCATTGGTTGCCATGCAATGACTGGGTAATATGCAATTCCGTGTTCTTCTACCATGCCCCATCTTCCACCGCCTAAATATGTAAGGGTTGTTGGTAACTCGGCGTCTTTTATGGTAACGTTGTATTTTATCTTATCTTCTGGGCTTTCTCTCACATCTGGCTCTGGCGGTAACTTCACTTCTGTTGGAATCCACATATCCGCAGGACTGTAGGAACAAATCAGTTCTTCAACTTTCTCGATTGCATCATTCCATCCTTTATCGTACTTACATTCTTGTTCGGAAGGTTCTGGCTTTTTCAGTTTGTCAAGTGTTTTTAAGAAGATTTTCATTGATTAATCCTCCTTGACTTTCTCAATAGTTTCTTTTATTGCTTCTTTCACAGCCTTGGTTTTAATCATCTTATCTGCCAAGGCTTTTGCCGCTTCCTGTACGATCACGTTTTTATTCTCTTCTAGTATCTCGGAAATATGAGAATGTATCATCCTACACAACGGCTCATTGGTTTCTCTACTACCATATAACTCTTTTTTATAAATAACTCCTTTGATTTCTTTGGTAATTTTTTCAACTACCTTGTCCTCAACATTTTTACGGATTTCCTTTGCAATTTCTTCCTCATTGACACCAATCGTTACTGGTACGCTGAATACGCTCATTTTCAATTTCCCTCCCCTATAGCTATCACATCACATCCAATAAATACCAATTCCTCATGTTCACTAATTCCATAGCCGACAGATCTTCTTCCTACTTTAAAAAATACATTATTTGTATTAACCGTAACTCCTTCAGTTTTTTCCATATAATCAGAAACAATAGCTTTCAAAATATCTTCATTTAAGAAAGCCTTTCTTTCGACTATTTGATGTTCTTTTGGCATATATTCAAGCCATGTCTCTATACCTTTGTATTCTTTTCCTTCTGTGTCAGTCCATTCGCCATTTCCAGTATATGCAAGCATGATGATTCTTTCAGAGTTTTTCAGCTTTACATAATACAAACATGCGGTATCATCAGTTGGAGCTTCTGGAAGCATATCTCTTACTGAGCGCCATGCACTAGTTGAAGGAATTGTTTTTCCTGCTTTACGGTCTACATGCTCCTGTCCTTTAATTACATAGTTTCTAAATTTTTTTGGCATTAATTTTCTCCTTTCAATTATTCAGTCGAATTGTTTTCCTTATCATCTTCAACTGCTTTCCAAATACAATCCATAACAGATGCATAATCAAGCAGTATTTCTCTTTCTCTGATGTTTCTTCCGTCTTTTTCATGCCAATCTCTCACTATATAAAGTTCGGCATTTGCAGAAAGAATATCTGTTTTCATGTCCCAGTATTTAATATGAATTTCATAAGCTGCATTTGCAGAAATTGGATTTACATAAATTCCTTTTGTTACTTCTTTCCAATCTTTTAATTCAATTGATACCATCTATTTCTCCTTTCAAAACGGACATAAGTCCAAATTAACTTCTAGCCCCGGTCTGGCAATCTGCACCAGGGCATCATCCCAAACCACCGCTTCTTTTATCTCCTTCAAAATCTGTTCCGGGTCAGCTGCTTCATTACTCAAATGCACCAATGTTACCGTCCGCAATGCCGCTGTACGGTTTGTATTTACCAAGCTTTTGCAAGTATCTAAGGAACAATGGCCTTTAAGCCTGTGCGTGTAATTTTCGGCTGTTTTATCAACCAATTCTCCACAGTAGTTGCACTCAATAACCAAGTGATTCAGTCGCATTGCCTTGAAGTTGTATCGGCAAAACTCAAAGTCTGTCATGTACAGTAGCTTTCCCATTTCTTCATGTTCCACGATATACCCATAATTGAAACATTGAATAAGTTGCCCTGTGTCCTTATCCCTTGTAGTATGCGGCAAATAGAACGGTATTACAGTGAACGAACCAACCCGAAACGGTCTTTTCTCTGGAACTCCTTTCATCAATTCGCCAGTGATGATTTGAAGATGTTCCACGGTTTCATCATTGGTGTAAATCTGAATACCTAAATTCATCAGATTTTTAAATGATTCACGGTGATCGCTCAACCATGTTCATGGGTAAGAAGCACGCCAGAAACATCACTTGTTCTGTAATCAATAGCTTTCAGAATGTCTTTGTATCTGCATCCGCAGTCCAGAAGAAGCATTTCTCCGCTGTTCGATTTCAAAACATAGCAGTTTCCATGGGTACTCCCTGTATTTACTATTCTCATGAACATTTTTCATCACCTCGCTTTTACTCCAAATTATTTCTTAATATTTCTTTTATGTCTGATGATATCTTGTACATTTCATCACGACTATATGGTGCTTCTTTCCAATTGTATGCTCTTTGTATCGTTGACCAACCAACCAAACTTATGCTGTCTCTAATTCCGATAAGTTCTTTTAATGTGATTTCAACTACAATCGAAGCGTCAAGATTTATTCCTTTCCCGCCTACTTCTTTCATACTTCATCATCCTCTGGAAATCGGAACACAATGTTTGCAGGTTCGAATTTCATATCTGGGCTGTTAACCATGGTTTTAATGATTCCGAAACCTCTTGCAGCCATTTTTATGCATTCTTCGTAATCATCATCGCTCATTTCAATGTTTTGTGCTAAAAACATTCCTGCATACACTTTATGCAAAGCTTTCATAGCTTTTTGGGCTTTTTCATCTGTCGAATAACGAGCCATGACTGTTCCTTTTTCGCCTACCATTGGCACATATGCTCTTATGATATTTCCAATTCTGCTTAATGATGTGATTTCATAAGGAACATCAATTTCCCCATTCTGACTTGCTAATCTCATTCCTACTCACCTCCGAAAAACGTTTCTCTCATATCAACAGGCTTATATTTTTTATGCATTAAAGCTTTGTTCTTTCTGGCTCCCTGTGGGTCATTGCAGACAAATGATTTGCATATCTCCGGTCTAACAGGGTAGATTGAACATTTCTCTTTTGCCTTATCGTCCATCAGAAACGGACAGGTTAAATCCATTAATGAAGCAGTGAAATTATGTCTGCATTCCTTGATATGGTGTTTGCGAATGTACCACTTAATCTGTTTGATTTCCTTGGATGATATCGGTAGAAAATTTGAACAACACGAACCGCATTCTGAACATTTCCCATCTACCGTGAAATCATAAAGTCCGCTGTTCATATTGCTTACAACTTCTTTAATTGTTTCAATTACACTGCTGCTCATATCAGTTTTCCTCATTCACGACAATACCGCCGTGGATAATAACTCTCTTTCCGTCAGAATCATCAAAGTAAACTTCATTCTCTGATTCGGAAACATCAAACTTTCCAGACCAGGACTTAATTTTACCGCCGTTGTAATCGTAAACAGTTACGGTACGGTTCAGACCACCGTCAATATCACTAGACAGTGATTTTAATGATCTGCTACAGGAAGAACAACCGCTAAACATTGTGATTGCTGTAATCCCTGTGATTAATACTGCTGTCTTAATACATTTATGCTTCATTTTGGCTCTCCTTTTACATTGTAAGTCGGATTATAATGAGTACCACATATGTAATAACATTTAAAAGAATAATTAAATTGGTTCGATTGTATTCATTTTTTCGAATAAAAGTTACTATCCATCCCAAAAGTGCTATTGAAAGCAAAATAATAAGCACAATTGTGGAAGTTTCCATCCTACATTTCCTCCTGGCTCATAAATGACGGAATTTCTGTTTCCACTGGCTCTGCTGCCGGGATTGGTTCTTTCTCTTCTGTTTTTACGGTTTCGGCTACGGTTGGCTGCTTTGGCTTTTCTTCGATTGCTTCTGGCTGTGGAATGAATTCTTCTACATTGGCATTCTGTTTGATTTCTTCCTGCACTTCCCTGTACGTAGCATCCATCATGTTATATTCATAAGCCTGCACCGGATTATCCCATTTCTTAGGAATAGACTTCATAATGTTGTTTCGCATCTTACGAATAATCATTGATTCTCTGGATTGTGTTTCATAATAAGACGGTGAAATATACGGTCTTAATTCCTCACAGTCAATGATTGCTTCCAGTTCTCCAATGTCAGAGACCTTTTTCATGATTTCTTTTTTCTTTGCTTCAATTTGAGCTTTCTGCGCATCTGTAGCTTTATATCTGTCCGCACAAATTCCAAACGTTTCATTCTGGAGATTATTCTTGATGTGCGCTGCAAGATTCTTCAGTACATCTGCTCTTTCGCAAGAAAGGTATTCAATATGTCCGTCCTTATACTGAATCGGATATACGATACGGACTACCTTACCTACACCAGATTCTTCCCATTCTGGCGGTGTGATTTCCACACCTTTATGTCTTGGTGGGATATACTTATCACCTTCTCTGACTTTCCAGTACGGGAATACTTTAGCTACATCGACACCATATCTGCTTACAAGAGCGTCATTTCCATCTCCCTCAATCGCAAATTCGATTTTCTTCTCCCACTGAGGTTTCTGCCCTTTCGCCGCTATGTTTACGTTTCTGATTTGGAAATAACACTCTCTCGGCTGTGCGTTTGCGTTCAGTTTTAACGCTGCTACTTTGCTCAGAATGAATTTAAGGTTAGAGCCATTAATTGCTTCAAAACTCACTCCACTCTCATGCACCATCTGGAAAATAGATCCCATTGCTGCCACTACGCAATCCTTTGAGTAGGAATCAAATTCCATTCCTCTTGAAGTTAAATCTCTTTCCATTAAATCAACATAACGATTTGTGTAGTAGGAAAGCTGTGTGTTAAAATTTGCTACCTGTGTGTTTTCTGTCATTTTAATTCTCCTTTTCTTTATTAATATGCTCAGTGGCATATGAAACAGGATGAAATAATTTGTCCTATGTTGAATTGTAATTTCCTGTTCTTTCATTAACTGTTTTATTTTTTCCTGTTGTGCTTTCCGGGCATTCACCCGGATTCATATGCCACCGATTTTTTATTTACTATACGTGGAATCTGCCTTGAAAAAATGTTTTCCCCATGTTGCTGTTAGCATTTTCCCCTCCTGTTTGTCAGATTACTTTCAAATCCCCATCTGTCACTCTTAGCACAATCATCTGCCTGTCTAACATAGGTATCCTGCTTTTGTCAATGCTCTCAGAATCATCAATCCAAAGCGGAAGATTCAGCCCATTCATTTCCTGTAATCCATTTAGTAAATCAACCTCGCAAAGAATTTTGTCGGAATGATTCAATCCGCTGTTGTAGTTGATTCCATTACAGATCATCTTGCAAGTCTCCACTGGGTTCCCCTCAATCGTGTAATCAAGGAAGCTGAACTGAAAATGATGGAAAAATGGATTGATTTTCTCTGCCAGTGCCTTATTCTTCTGGATTGAGAAGTTAAGAACGGTATCAATGTTCTTTTCAATATCAGCTTGTACCTGTCCAAGGCTTTTCAGTTCCTCATTCAGTTCGGCTACTCGCTTTTCTTTCTCTGTGACTGCTGCCTGTGCAATCTTAATGTCTGCATCCACATTGGAAATCTGTTTCATAACATTGCTGATCTGCATTCTTAATTCCTGTTTCTTTCCAGGAACATCATCAAATGATTTCAGTTTCTCTTCAAGTTCTGCAATTCTCACTGTAACTGCAAGATATTCTTCATCATTTGTCATATCTACAGATTCTGGAAGCTCCGTAAATTTGGACTGTTCTTCCTCAATCTGCTTAGTGAGTTCAGCAACTTCATCCTGTGCCGCACTGATTTCAGACTGTAATTTGTTGATTTCCTCGTTAGTTTTCTTTAATTTTGCAGCGGAAGTATTTCCAAGGTCGCAGACATATTTAAGCTTTTCCTGCTTTTCCGATTCAAAGGATTCTTTTACTTTCAACTGTGCTTCAATTCTGGCTTTCTTTTTTTCTTCAAAGGAAGCTTTCAATTCGGCAACCTGTTCTTCTGGCAGTTCTTGTCCACAGGTAGGGCAAATGGTATCAGAATCATTGAATGTTTCAGCTTCAATAGCTTTCAGTTCAGAATCATCCCATTCCATTTCCTTGATTCTTGGATAGTCCTGTCTGGCTCTATCCAAGTCGGCTTTTGCCTGTTGTGCCTCCCTTATGTGGTTGTCTAGTTCCATTCCAATAATACGAATGCTTGATTCCTTTTCTGATTTTTTTAACCTAAGTTCGGAAACTGTATCAGAAATGAATTTTTGTCTGGCTCTTAACCATTCATTCGCCTTGCTAACCAGACCATCCCTGGAAGATTTCAGTCCTCGGATTTCATGCGAAAGACTGTCATAGCCTTTTGATGAATCTTCAAGAATCTGTTCCTGTTCTTCCAGTTCGGAAAGCTGCGCATTAAGCTCCTGTTTTTTGGATTCTAGGGAGGAAGTATCTTCTGCTTCAACGCTTCGATTGGTTTCATATGCAATCTCCGTGTTTTTGGCATCCACCTTTTTTTTCTGTGCATTCAGTTCCTTTCGGAGCTTTTTCAAGGTATCCTCTACGGAATGCCCTTTTGTGATTTCTTCCACATGAGCGTACTGTGGATTCTCTTCCATAAACTGAGCAATGTCGAAACCAGACATTTTTTCCAGTACCTTCCTGGATTCTGCGGTTGACTTCTGCAATGTATCCAGAAATGGTTTTGGATTACTACACATCAGAAGCGTTGAAGGCTCTGCTATTGATTGAATGAACTCGGTATAATCCTTTGATTTAGCCGGGAATCCGTCAATTTCATAAGAAGTTTCATTTCCATCGAACACCTCTTCAGACTGTCCTCTTGGTTTTCTCCATTTCTGCTTTGTGATTTTTCGGATCACTTTTTCTTTCCCATCAATCGCAAGTGTAAGCTCTCTTACAACATCAACCTTTGGCACTTCCACGCCATTTTCTTTTCTGCGAATAGAAGTCGGTTCTGTGCCATTTGCCATCTTTCCTGTCAGAACGTCCAAATATGCGTCCTGCAATGTGGATTTTCCTTCTCTGTTTCTGCCAGAAATCTCTGTTCTCGGAAACAAATCTACAGACTTACTTGGAAACTTCTTGTAATTCTCCAAGTAAATTTTTTTTACTTCCACTTTCATGCTCGATTATCCTCCCTATTGATACCTCATATGCAGTTCTAAGCTCCACTTCATCACCAGATAATTTTTTATGATAAATCCGGCTCTGGATTCTTCCGATTATTTTTACGAAATCTCCAACCTTGAAATCAGCAGCTTCTCTGGCTTCATTCCACCATGCGATACATGGTATATAATCTGTTCTTCGCAAGTCATATTCGTTGCAAGCAATCATCAAATCACAGATTTCTTTTCCACTTGGTGTTCTGCGGTACACAGGCGGTTTACAAAGATAACCTTCCAGAATGAATTTATTTTCATCGTCTACGCTTCCATCTCCGCCCAATAATGTTTCTGCTTTAACTTCCAATATTAAATGTGATTTTCCATTTTCCTTTTTATTGTATGAAGTGTATTTTCCTTCAATATAGATGTGTTCTCCAATTTTCCAGTTTTCTGCCATTCTTTCTGGTATTGCTACTGGAAGCAAATCTACGTTTCCACTGGTACGCTTTGTTCCAACATAGAATCTTTTGAATTTATCTCCATCCTTGAAAAATTCCTCTGGCTGAATGTCCATTATCACACCGTATATCTGAACTTCATTCTTATTATTCTTCATCCTCCAATTTCTCCATTTCTTTTACGGAAATCTCATATACACTTTCCGTTTCTTCCCCATTAACATAAACATCACGGCTCATTAACCTGCCAGTTACTTTAATGTAATCATTTCTTTTAACGTCTACCGCCAGATCAGCACCTTTTCCCCATAAAGTGCAGCGAGTAAAGTCGGCTCTTTCTGAAAAATCTCTTGGAATTGCCACGAAAAGATTTAAAACTTTCCTGTGCGTTACTGGCGTAAGTTTTGCATATGGCTCTTTCGTGCAACTTCTGGCAATAAACTCTACTTCGTTTATATCGCCATCCGGAACCTGTTCTTCCAGGATTTCCACCTCGTCAGCTGCGATATAATTAACATTGTGGTGCTTATTTGGATTTTTAGAAGTGTCCATGCTTCTGATTGCTCCTGTTACCACAATCTCTTTTCCGTTATAATCATTGTCACGTACAATGGAATCTTCTATAACGATTGGAAACATATCTACTGCACCACTTTTACGAATAACTGTCAGCATGAATTTGTAATAGTATCTTCCGTAATGTTCGTGGCTGAACACTATTTCCCCGGCTCTACCGGATAATCTCACTTTATTTAATCTTTGCATTTACTTTTCCTCCGTTCCTAATATAATAGGAAGAAACACCATTGAGAATAAGACTGCTGATACAAAGAACACCCCGATAACATCAAATGATGTAAGCATCCATGTAATTGAGAAGATTACTGTAAACATCCCTATTCCTACAAATATTTCTCCTATTGTCTTTACCACCTCTTTCATTTTGTCCTCACTTTCTTCTGGATGTGGTTACTGCAAGTGCAGTTGCCAGAATAGCGATAATTACATTTCTTGCCATCAGCTTTTCTTCCAGATCGGCAATGATTTCACTGGAAAGTGGCTGATTTTCGCCATTTTTTTGCATAAAAAGTCCTCCTGTTATATTTTTGTTTGTCAAATACAGGAGGTTGTGTTATAATAATCCTGTATTTAACTAACTCATTCTTAGTTAGATACCGTCCTGGTTGGTGTGTCCGCACCTTCCAGGACAACTTAATCTACTTCTACAAATTTTCCGTCTTTCAACATATAGAAAGTATCTTCTTTAATGTTTTCTCCATCTACTTTTGCTGATTTAATATCTACAATATGATATTCATTATTAATTTCTTTCCACTCAGTCAGAACAATAAAACATCCGATTTTTCCCTTAGCTTTTGATTTAATTCCTGTAGCTAACGCAATGCTTTCTTTTCCTTCGACAATTGCCGCTGACTTATTTCCGGTATTGGTTGCCGCTGAATAATCTCCGGTATTGGTTGCTGCTGACCGATCTCCGGTATTGGTTGCCGCTGAATAATCTCCGGTATTGGTTGCCTCTGAATAATCTCCGGTATTGGTTGCCGCTGAATAATCTCCGGTATTGGTTGCCGCTGAATAATCTCCGGTATTGGTTGCCTCTGACTTATTTCCGGTATTGGTTGCCGCTGACTGATATCCGGTATTGGTTGCCGCTGACCGATATCCGGTATTGGTTGCTGCTGACCGATATCCGGTATTGGTTGCCGCTGACTGATATCCGGTATTGGTTGCCGCTGACTGATATCCGGTATTGGTTGCCGCTGACCGATATCCGGTATTGGTTGCCGCTGACCGATATCCGGTATTGGTTGCTGCTGACCGATCTCCGGTATTGGTTGCCGCTGACTGATATCCGGTATTGGTTGCTGCTGACCGATCTCCGGTATTGGTTGCCGCTGACCGATATCCGGTATTGGTTGCTGCTGACCGATCTCCGGTATTGGTTGCCGCTGAATAATCTCCGGTATTGGTTGCCTCTGAATAATCTCCGGTATTGGTTGCCGCTGACTTATTTCCGGTATTGGTTGCCTTATCATCTTCCCAATCAACTTGCTCTTTTATATATTCAACGCCAGCTTTTATAATTCCGGCAATTCCAATTTCTGCTTTTACGGAAATTTTCTTTCCAACTCTCTGGCTATCATCAGATGATTTCTGGCCATTCTCTTCAAGCTCAACTTCACAATATCTGGAATCTGAAGGTGGATAATAACCGAATACATCCATCGGAAATTCGCAAGCATGGAATCCACAATTACAAATGTCTGCTGTTTCTTCTGTGTATTCTTTTCCAATTTCATACTGGAAATCTTTACACTTTAAGTCCTTGTCAAAGCCTTTAAAGCATTTCATTCTTTCTTTTCCTCCTTTGCTTCTTCTACATCAAGCCCAAGCATTCTAAATGCCATTTTCTTTGTGAAATCATAATCGTTCACGCTATTCGCCCAAGCTTCAAATGCCTTTAATCTTCCAACCAGAAGTGCGTATTCCTCATTGGCGTTCTCTGGAATATAATCTGTGCTTTTGGTTTCTCCCATGATTAGTCCTCCTTATCTTTTGCTCCAAATGTTTTAAGCATTTCTTCCAGAAGCGAAACAATCTGAATAATTGCATCTACCTGTTTGAACTTTTCCTTGATTTCTTTGTCAAATTCTTCCTCATTCATAAGACCATGCTCGAAAGAATGTCTAAGCTGCTCTTTTACGTCTTTCTCTTCTCCACCATTTTTTACGAACATCTCTTTAATTTCATGGGTGATAACTGCATACTCTGAAAGAATATCAATCCCTTTACCAGAAATATTAACTAAGCCGTTTTCAAATTTAATCATTGTTTTTCCTCCCTATTTTCTTTTATTATCTCCCTCTGAATGGTATAATGTGTTCAGAAAGGAGGTGTGTTAAAATGTTTCTCAAATTAAAAGTTTCCTGTACTTGTCATTGTGATTACTATATAAGTGAAAGAATAAGTACAGACAAGGTTGTGTGCCCGAATTGCGGAAAGGAACATCCTTATTCTCATAAAATAATTTCAATGCTTCATGCCGCAAATGAGATTGATGATGGCAATGTTCCCGGAGCAGAAACAATAAAAACTTCCGTTATTTCTGAATGGGAAGATGTGACTGAGCGTCAATAACAATCTTCATGTACTCTAAAAAGCCTTTCGCTTCAGTGGCGGACAGACCGCATTCGGCAATTTCGTTTTTTACTTTTTCTACAAGGTCGCTTGCCTTCTGTCCGTTTTTGTGGCGATATAACTGATATATTTTGGAATCATAATCGGATAACCTTTCAGCAACGTAATCATCTGCTAACATTCTTTGTTCACCTCCCCTATTCAATAATTGTAAGATCTTCATCCACCGCAAATGGTTCAGTAACAAATATTCCATCTTCTTTAAAGAGAAGATCAATTTCAACATGTTGCTTATTTGCACACTTCACAACAACTACATTCTCATTTTCTTCTTTGGTATGTGTGAACAAAATATCTGCAATTTCAAAACCTACAAGAGAATGAAAAATTTCTGGATTATCTCCATAAAATTCGTAGCTTTTAATATCTTTCACTGTTTTACCCTCATTTTCTTTCTGAATTAATATCATAATTGCAATCGCGAATCTGCATTTTTGTATTTGTACACGGTTGCCATCCCTTGATGTACTTCACGGCTTCCTCATATCTTAATTTTGGAATGTTGTTTCTTGCGTTTACACCGAAATAAGATTTCACATCTCGGTTACATTCAGCGAATACTTTCTTTCCAATTTCTGAGTAGGCATTAGATTTCTTTCCGCCCAACGCTTCAATAACCACTAGCGAAACCAGATCCCCAAGATATTTTTGCTGACCGTAGTCAATTGTCATTGTATTTTCAAGTTTTTCGATTCTTTCCTCATGATCTGCTGTGCCCTGGGCAAGAATCTGAATTTGTTCGGCAACCGTCAATGGTTTTCTGTAGGAACCTGTCTTTCGAATTTCTGGGAGAACTTTACTTGTCACCCAGTCTGTAAACCTTTCGGCAGATTCTTTTCTGCTCTGGAAAATCAATTTATACATATTGGGTTCATTTACAAAGTTAGCATTCTGCTTTCTCCCGATACCATCAATGACCTCATTTGTAATGACCCCATCTGCATTTAACCTTGTCTTTGCCTGGCTCGGATTTGAAATTTCTAATGCTTTTCATATATCAATCATGCAAAACCAAGGTTCATTATCAATAGTTATTGTCCGAATATCTCCGAACTCTGGCGAATTAAAAATCTGTAATTCGTTCATTAGTCTCCTTTCTGTGATATAATCTCCTTTAGGAAGGTGTAATCTCTTTTACATAGAGCACATCTACTGGGTTAAATTTCAAACAATATTGCTTTCCAGCGTCATCCCATTCCAAACGTATCAGTTTATCTCTAATGTCTGGTTTCACAATATCATCCGGGAACACACACGGAATTTCGATTGTTTCCCCATTTTTAAATTTGATAATTGTCATCTTCCAACCTCTCTTCTAATCTAAATCAACAGTTTCTTTTTTATCTGTTTTTTGTTCCAGGCTGTTATCAGAAAAACTTTCCACTTTCCCAAGAATGTAGCCTTTATCAAATTCCGACATCTTAGGAATTGCTTCTTTCAGCTTTTCTACGATTTTTTTTTCTTTTTCTGACATTATCTATTTCACTTCCTTTCTTCTACGCACAATATTTAATTTCGTATTCAGTTACGATTTTGGAGAAAATCTCTCGCAGCTTTTTATCGTCATCGATGACGTCCATTTTGTTTAGTGAATTAATCTCTGTTTTGGTGCAACCATTTTCAGCCATGCGTTTTCGCTTATTTCTTAATCTTGTATTCAGATCACATCCAGCCCGGCGTTCTAATTCTGTGTACATTTCTGTTCTAAGCATTTTAAACTCTGCTCCAGCACCTTTTTGTATGCGATTGAATTTAGAATTAATTTCTGAACGCCAGTTATCAAATACAGGCTTAACCGCTTCTTTGATGTTCTCTGTAGTTGCAACAGCTTTATCTGCGGTTTCTTTGGCAATTAAAATCTGCCTGTCTCTTTCTTTGTCGGCAAGTTCTTTCTCTACCATTTGTGAAAGTAGCCCCTGTAACATTTGAAGTTCTGGTGACAATGCCCTTTTTACAGTTTCTTTGGTTTTAAAGTACCCATTTACAAGCTGTCTCTGAACATCCCATGCTAAATCGTCTGTGAAAGACTTTACTAACATTAGATATCCTTGTTCTGTGGCAAGGACAACTTTTTCTGGGACGCCGCCTTGTGGTCTTTCCAAACCAAGCGTCCGAATTTCGGACGGCTGAGTTATAACGAAGAAATCTTCTCCTTCAATAAAGTGATTTCGATTGTCGTTGAATCTCTTCCTTGCCGTTCCGTCTGGTCTGCCGTGTACCATGTCAATATCTTTCAATGTAACAACTCGCTGACCGTTATACTCTTTTATTGAGATATCTGAATTTCCAATATGCACTAACTGGTTCGTGTTTATCACTCCTTTCTTAATCTGATTTTCAATTCCGTTTTGTGTTGAAAATATTTTTCCTATGTGTTAAAATTCTTTCATACCCAAATAATGGGCAATGAAAGGAGTTGTTTGTTTTGACCCAACTTTTGAATTTGCCCTGTTCCTTATTGTAGGTCGCAAGCAGAGTAACCTGCGTTACCAAAGTACGTTAAGCAATTTCGTTCACCGTATTGAACAAAATTCCTACATTCGCCAACTAATGGGCAGCTAATCTTTTTTTACTCAATCGCAGAACTAAAACTGCGTAAGTGGCGAAGTGTTTCAAGAAACATTTGGTGCTGCTTATGTGACTGAACAAGTACGTTCAGTCTGCAAAACACATAAGGTAAACAAATTTAGGCAAGAACTGATAGGACAGCACTCCTGTCAGTTTTTTGCTATTCTTCTTTAAACAGATATTCCAGATCATATTCTGGGAAAAGTTCCTTTTTAGAAAGGACTGCTTCTGGATACGTAAAAGGTGTTTTCCCCTTTATCTTGTTCTGAATAGTCCTTTCATCAACACCAAGAACCTTTGCAAACGCTCTGATTGTAATTCCTTTATCATCAAGAGCTTTTTTTAAGTTATTCAACACTTTGGCTCGCCCCCTTCCTTGACTTCGTGAGTTTATAATATCACGTTGCGAGTTAGATGTCAACAGTAAATATTGACTTTGTGAGTTTTTTGTGATATATTATCATCAGGAGGTGAAAAAAATGAAAGATAGGATTAAGCAAGTGCGCAAATCAAAAAATCTTACACAAACAGCATTCGGAGAAATAATTGGAGTGAAAGGCAATACTGTTACTAATTACGAAACTGGTCTTAGAACTCCAACTGATGCAGTTATCAAATCTATATGTAGGGAATTTGATGTCAACGAAGAATGGATTCGTACTGGTAATGGCGAAATGTTTACACCTGGGATTAAAGACAAGCAAATTTCTGCCATGCTTGCAGACGTAATGAAATCTGGAGAAGATTCTTTTAGGCATCGTCTCGTGTCTGCGTTAGCCAGATTGGATGATGATGGTTGGGACAACTTAGAAAAACTAATTGACATGATTTCTGATAAGTAAAAGAAAAGACAAGGGTAATGCGCAAACCCTTGTCTTTTTTACACTATCCAATTAACTTTTTCACAAATACATAAATCACTTCTATCCAATGATTATTCGTGCATTTTTCTATCATCTCAATAATTTCTTTCTTGTAATCCACGTAAATCCCTCCCAATATTCCAAACATCTGTTCTTATTTGTTAAATTATATCATGTTTTCATAACCATATACTGGGATATAATTGTTTCCGCTTAAATCTTTCCTAGGAAGCTGGTTTCTTCTAATTTTTTGATGAATTATAAGTTTTTTTGTGTAAATATTGTGATTTTTGCTTTTCCAAATCGTAATAATAATAGATAGAAATAAAGGGGCTGGATGCTTGTCAGCGAGGGATTTATAGCGCTCATGGCCAACCTGTTTTACCTCTGCTTTTGCAATTGCGATAGTTTTACCCCTCCCAAAGATAATACTATGCTCCGGGCAGAAGTAAACATATTGAATCAAGAGCACATGCACGAATATCAGTATAAACACAATTATGATTTTTTTATGTTTCTCCATGAATCCATCCCCTTTACACTATCATCTTAATGTATTACAATAACATTGTATCAAAAAATATACAATTACACAGGAAATGGCGAAATTAGCACCTCTGGTGGCGAATTTTACGTGAAAAGAGATGATTTGAATGAGAATTGCAATATGTGATGATAGCGAAATCCAGATTGATATATTTATGAATCGGATTAATAATTTTCTCAAACGAAATGGTGATATAAAAGCATTGATTACTCCGTATGATAAAGGGCAGCCGCTTATTGATGATGTGGCAGATGGCGAGTGGTATGATATTGTGGTTTTGGATATCGTTTTGAAAGAAGAAAATGGAATTGAAGTCGCAAAGGAATTGAGATTAAATGGCTATAATGGAAATATTATTTTCTGGACAGCCCACAAAGAGTATGTTTTTGAAGCTCTTGATATACTCCCGGTACACTATATCATAAAAGGTTCTGAAAACGGCAGAATGTATAGTGCTTTCAATCATGCTCTGGAACATATCAGCAAAAGCACTCTTATGATAAAAGGAAAAGACTTTATTCATCGGGTGGAGTTTCAAAATATCGAATATATTGAGAGCCGAAACAAATACATCATTATCCACTGCACTTGCGGTATAGTTTATACGGAACGATGTAAACTATCCGATATTGAAGAATTACTGGATTCCAGATTCTTGAGATGTCACCAGAGCTACATAATAAACATGGATGAGGTAAAAGAAATAAATACTTCGTTCCTTATGTTTTCTGGGAATACTGTGCCAATCAGAAGAAAAGACTTTGTGAAAATAAGAAACGAATTTGAAGAATATACAACATTTAAGTAACTCCCGGGAAAACCCCGGGAGTATTATTATTTCAGTAATTCATTGACTTTTTTCTGCACTTCTGCGTAGTTGTAGCCAGCAGCTTCCAGGCGGTCTCGTCTATCTTGTCCATTTCCCCATTCGCCGTTGATTACCTCTTTTGCAACATTGTCTACACTTTTCTTTGCTGTTACAGAATACACTGCTTTTCCATTCCAGTCAAAAACAGAGTAACCGGCTTTGCAAGACTTCTTCGCATTTTCCAGTGATTTGTACGCTCCAATCTGGCTCTTGGAATTCTTCCAGGTCTTACGGATGCGGTAATACTTATCAACCTTTACAGTCGGCTTTTTGGTTGGCACTGTCACGGTTTCACTGGAAATAAGCTTCTTGAATCTATCCCAATCATCCTTTCCACGGATAACGGATGGACAGTTCTTAGCACACACATCGTAATGCTGCACTACTCGGCTTGCCGGGATTCCGTATTTCTTCATAAGCTGCTTGCATACATCAACGGTATTCTGGAATGCTTTTTCGTAGTTATATCCAGCATTCATGCACATTTCAATCCCGATAGAGTTGTGATTGTTTATAGTTCCAAAAAGCTTACTGCCGTAATTTACGCCAACGTGCCATGCTCCACGATTATACGGCAAAGCTTGGTATGCTGATTTATCATCAACGAATACGTGGGCTGAATAGCCATGAAAATTGCCATTATGCTGTGCAGTGGCGTGTGCCTTAGCGTCTGCTGTTTTTGCGATATTATCTGTATTGTGGATGACAATATACAGAGGTGTTTGTCCTGCGTAACTGTTGTTGTTGCTGATTAATGAGGTATTGATATTCATGTATGGTCTCCTTTCATTATTGAGGTTAAAAAGTGCATAATAAAAAGCACCCCAAATGGGATGCTCTTTAGCATAAACTCTTTATCCTATATATTTACGGTGATTATGTTTCACAAATAGAAGGTACTATGTTATAATATAGTTTTACCATTTGTGGTGCTTGGAGCTGAGTTTTTTGTTTGGTAGACGGGAACTCAGCTCCCTTTTTATTGTTCCGATTTTGATATGCTGATTATAGCATATTCATTTTATGTTTGGTAGTGTTTTGTTATTTTTTTCTTGTTTCTCCGATAAACTCTATAGTGACAGAAATTTTTTTATAAATCCACAAAGCAACACATATGACAATTTTGAAGCGGTATTTAATAAATGTTTGGAACTCTCAATCATCGGAGTAGAAAAAGTTTTCTGTGCAAATATAAAATCACTTGAAAGTTATTGTATCGTAAAATTCTACAAACGTTCCGATGATTCGGCAAAGATGATTGTATTTAGGTACGACGGTATTACTATTGTTGACGGAGCTACAAATTCATTACTTATAAAATCAATCGTTGCAGAATAAAGTGAAAAAACAAACAACATATTTTCACGAAATCAAGAATTTTTATCGCTTCTTACCACAAAACTATATGTCAGAAATAAATTCGAAAATATTTGGAATGAGTGGAAAGAAAAATAATTATTTATCCGATTCTTTTACAAGAGACCCAAACACCACTTGATTTATATGCTATGGTAATCTGTGTAGAATTGGCACAAAGTAAACAGGCGTCAGAACCTCCGCTGCTTGGTAAAAATATTCCAAAAGACCATGATGGAATTTTTTCACCTGTACTACCCACATCAATACCAGTGCTACCTATTGATATTAATTTAGCTTTATTTCCATCCGGTAATTGTGTAATGTTTTCTGTCTTTCGTGATAATGAGTCACTACTTAGTGCATTTATTGCCCCGATGATTGTCTTATTATTTGTCTCCAATTTCGAGATCACAGCCGTTGCCATTTTATCAACTACATAATTCCAAAACTTGCTCATTAGTCCGCGCTTGTTTGCTCTCGCAGTTGCGTCATACAACATTACTTCGTCATTATCCGCTAACGTATCTTTTGATGTGTATTCAGTCCATTTTGGCATGTGGTTGTCCTCCTTTAATTCAATTGATTTTTATTGATATAGTCTTCAATCGCCTTAATATTTGCCGAAAGCCCATCGTCAAAAATGAGAAAATTTCCTTTCTCGTTCTGGCTCAAAACCTTTCCACTTTCGGTATCAATTGTTGAGTAGGTAAAGGCGATTCTATCGCCCTCACCTGTTGACAGTTTCATAAATGATGTAAGTTTTTTAATCTGGCTCATAATAATTCTCCTTCCATTTCTTGTATAATTTTTTCACGTTCTTCGAACATTACATTTTCAAGGTTGACTGTCTCAAAATTCACTTCTCGGTCTTCTTTTCCGGCATTGAAACGGATATACTCTTTGTTCTTCTGTTTAGCTTTCAGCTCCCATGCAAACCGCAATCCTGGGGTTCCCTTGACAACAAAATAGGTATCTGACTTTTCAGATACCCAAGACTGCCCTTCTCCCTCATTTTGAAGGAATACATAGTATTCAATTGCTGTTTCTGTTGATTCCTGGAATATATCATCAATTGAGATGATTGCCATTCCGTCTTTCCCAATTACTCCACCGCCAAAATCTCCAAGAGTTGGGGTTGGGGTTTCATAACAATAGAATAGTTGGTTGCCGTAGTTTTCTGTTTTGGCTATAACGGATTTAGTTCCTGTGACGGAGAAGTTTCCAACTACTTTCACCTCTTCATTAAATTGAGTTCTTCCCAAATAATGTTTTGCTCCAGATGTCCATCCGTTTTTAGAGGTTGTATCTCCCAGAACTAAAGTCAATGACGCAGGTGTGCTCGATTGCACCCCATTTCCAGAGTATTTCACGAAATCGCCTGTTGAATTTTGTGAAAGTAAACTAGGAGGATTGTATTCATTTCCTGCGAATATATCTAATGTATTGCCAGACAGTGTTCTTTTTATTCTGTCACTACTGATAATAAAACCTGCAATTGTTGCTCCAACTGCTGCAAGTTCCTGCACGGACATTTTTTCTGCCGTGACCGCTTTTGCGTCTAATTTTTCAGTGGTAACAGCACCAGCCTTCAAAGCGTCAGCAGCTATACTTAGTGCTTTAATAAATTGTCCATTTACATAAAGGTTGTTATTATACATGTATATTCCTTGCTTTGCCCCATTATCTGTGAGCAAGTTCAATACATGTTCACTACTTACCGCCACAGTTACTTCCGGGCGATAAACTCCCAAAGTACCGCTTGTAAAACTGTTGAATCCACCGATTGTAAATAATTGATAATTTGAACTTATCGTTGTAACGTTTTGCAAAAATTCATATTTTTTCCACTCTGTAGTGACGCTTACATCTTGTGCTACTCTATTTAGCGACACTTTTATTTTCATGTTTTGAGTTGCTTTTAGCCAGACTGACACTTGATATGTTCCAGGCAATCGTACAACCTGGTTATTACTTCTCTTTGCGCTCAAATAGCAATCAGAGCCATTCGCTGTAATAGCAACTGCACCATCACGACTTTTATTAGGATTTATCACATCATAATTAATACTTCCACTGTAATCCCAATATGTTTCTACATCTGATTTTGTAAGAAGATACCCATTTAAAAGATTGTCCGTATCTTTTGGCAATGCATCAATCTTCTTTTGCGCTTCCTCACTAGCAATTTCTGAAATGCTCTTATTTCCCAGTGCGAAACTAGAAGCTGCTATTGTCACTGCCCCGGTAGTTTTGTCGATGGCAAAAGTGGTCTTTCCATTACTATCAACAACCTTAATTCCTTTGGCTTGCACGTATTCACCATTTACATAGACGTTTCCGTTTTCATCTAAATAAATTCCCTGTGCCTTGCCGCCATTTGTAAGCTTGCTGAAAATATCGGCTTGTGTCTGTCCATCTACGGCTGATTTTGCCGAGCTATTAGCAATCTCATTGACTGTCTTTCCTTGTAGCGAAAAAGTCTTTGGAGCTAGGATGACGTTTCCTTTACTGTCGATTTCTAAGGTTACGTTCTTGTTATCATCAATGACTTTTAGCCCTCTACCGTTAATTCTCTCACCGGCAAGCAATCCAGCTAAAATGTATTTTGCATTGATAAATACTTTTCCGTCTTGAATGTAGATTCCCTGTTCCGTTCCGCCTTTTGTAAGCTTGTTGAACACTTCATCCTGTCCAAGACTGGTATCGTAATTGTCAATTGCATTTTTGATATCATCTTTGTCTGCATACTTGAAATCTATCCAATCAGAAGCATCAAATGCTCCACTAACCCGATTTACTGTTGATGTTTTGAGAGAAGCCTTCCCTTCATTGTTCGTGGTTACCCACATGTCACCTTTGTAATATGGTGGAGTTGGTTGAACCATGTAAACAGAAGACTTCCCATCTATCTTGTCTAACAGCTCATTTGGTATGGATTGTGGTTGCCATTCCCCGGATTTGTATATCCATTGTGTGTTATCAGAAGTATTGTGCCAAAGGTCACCTTCATGCTCTGCTTTTTCTGATTCCCATATCAAGATAATTTCATTTCCAGATTCATCCAGAATCTTGTTTCCGTCAATATCGCACCATGGTTGTTCCTCTGTTTTTGTCCATTTAAGAGAAGGGTCGTTTGGCTGATACCAGGTTTCAATTTTCCCATCAATCTGTGTTTTAATATTGCTAATCGTGTCTTTGAAAACACCATCCAAGAAAGTATTGAAAGTAGAATCGTCTGTATACTTTGAAGCTTTTTCCCAATCATCCTCTGAATAAGAACCGCTTGCTCTGGCAACTTTACATCTCATCAAATCACCATTAGAGCCTTGTGTCCATAAGTCTCCAATGTCATAAGGCGGCTCTGGCTGAACTACGAATACACGCCGCTTATGATCTGCCGTATCTTGTGCTTTTTCTGCAGCGGCAAGTGCTAACGTGATATCGGTATCTTGTACCAATTGCCATTTCCAAGTTGCCCCGTCTTGCATAAAACGGTATGCATATCCCTTGGATTTCCAGTAAAATAAGTCACCCTCATGTTTCTTTCGTTCTTCGTTGGTAGTCCATCCAGAAGCCGGGATATTCTGCAAGGTCGGTTCATAGTCATAAAAAAAAGTCTCAATCTGTCCGTCGATTTGAGACTGTAAATTATTGATATCAGTTGTGTATGTATTGCTTATAAAATTATTTACTTCTGTTTCTGCTTTTTCCTTTGCAATTGCATTAACATCTTTTCCTTTGATTTGTACTGAATCTGCATTGATAATAACTCTTCCTGTTGTTACATCAACCAGGAAAGTTGTATTTCCGTCTTTGTCAATTGCTTTAATAGTTCCTGTATTAATCCAGTCAGCATTAACACCTGTAGCCGTAAGGATTCTGGCAATTACATCACCATCAACCGTCATACCGCCATTCCAATGTTGTCCACCATCTGTAGAAACAGCCCACGCTTCCGCAGTCATTTTCCATATAATGTCAGAATCGGATAACTGCGGCTTATTATGAAGATAATAGATGTTACTTCCGTCCGGCTGTGTTTCCACAGTAGTATATGTACCGGAAGATTCAGACAATCTTTGAGACAATTCTTCAATTGCCTTTTCTCTTGCGGTGCGTTCATCTTTTAAGTTCTTTTTGCTTTCGGCTTGCACCTGTTGGCTTAGTGTATACTGCTTTTGCTTATTCCTAGATACGCTTTTAGCACTGCACTCAAGTTGCTCAAATGCGCCTGGATTCAAAGTAACAGAAGTTAGGAAGCTCTTGTACTGTTTTCCATTTCTATCAGAAATTGCAATGGTGTCACCAGCTTCCCATGCTATATTAGTCAATGCTCCTGTGGTAAATGGTCTGAATTTTAGCCCCACGCACCTGTCTGCGATAATCTGGCAGATTTTCTCCCCGGAGCCCTCTTGGATTAGCTTATTATCACTGATTTCGATAACATAGCCAGATTTCCCCGACTGATATGTTTTTGCTTCATTTTTAGAAGAATTTTCAACGTATTCTGTAACTTTTATACCTGTTATTTCAAGATCATACAGCCACGGAGTAAATCCGTTTGTTTGAATTGCTGTAATCCCAGTCTGCATGATAGTAATGATTTTTTCACCAGTGGTATCTAATATGTCGTTACCTTCTACATCTTTCCATGGAGTTTCCACCAAATCATAAAAATTATCCGGGACTTCACGTTCGTACCATCCAAAGCATAAGCGACCATATTCGTCACATTTCGCCCACTGACAGCCCATTTGTGCTACCCATGCAATTACCTGTCGGAAAGTAATGCTGCTATCATCTGGTCGATTCTGAATCACAAAATCATCATTATCAAACCTTGTAGATTGAAGTGTTACTCCGCACACCTCGCAAGCATCCTGGATGATCTGTAATCTTGTTGCCGGATAGGACAGCTTACTTTCTGAATAATCACGATCAAATAATCGCATGGAATCTTCACAGGTTAGGCTGATAATTGCAGTGCTTTGATATGGAGCATCTGTTACCGTCATAGTACAGATACGGATTTTTTCAATGCCAGTAGATAATTCAAGTCCAATATAGCAAACAACTCTCGCTCCGTCCCAGATGTAATCTGTGTACTTGCCAGAAAAGTTGTTGATCTGCAAAGTTAGTTTATTTATAATAGCTGCGCCAATATCAAAGGAACCATTTTGTGATACTGCATCCTCAAACTTGAAGCCATTAGACCATAAGTCTTTGTCGGTAATGGATAATGTGCTTCCGTCCGTAAAGGTAAAATCTGCATATTTCAGATAGTTACGGTTCCCACTATTCTGTCGTTCTTTAAATTCCGTTGATAAATTTCGCATATCTTACCTCTCGATAAAGTCAAAACTAAGTCCTTCCATGCGCTCATTTCCAGCCCACCAGCACTTAAAGGGTGATTCCCTGTCCCCAACATAAAATGTTCTGGTTTCGTGCTTATTTGCAGATAGCAGGTCTGGATATGTGACCTGTATGTACTCTGGGTTTACCGCCTGTATAATCTTGCAAGCAGTGTCCCAGTCTGGGGCATTCCAACCTACAGACAGCTTTCGTTTCTGTCCAACTCTGTTTTTGTGCATGGTCGTATCGTCTGTTCTGCCGGATTCTGATGCCGATATATCCTGTAATCCCCATGTAAAAGAAGAAGGACAGGGCAATGCTACCCCATCCACTTTAAGAAATACTTCTGCCATATATTCACCTACTTTAGCACTCTGATTTCAAATTAGAGTGCTCTCAAGCAATCATTTTAGTTGCTTCACTTTGAACAAATTCTTTAATTTGCTGATATCCCCATCCGCAATTAATAAGGCTGCTTACAAGCATTTCCATATTTTGTACTTTTGCTAAGTCATCACCTGTGAAGAAATCTCTAAGATTTTCTTTTGCTTTTACCCCATAATCACTTTCAAGCTCTTTGGCTGTTTTTCCGAATAAATTACGATAAATTAAATTTGTGTAATTTGGATAAGCAAATCTTTTATTTTGGCTTTCCGTTATTTTCATCTTAATTGTATCTGTTAGGATATGTCGAATAACAACACCCTTGTCACGCTCGATTTGCCATTGCTGACGTTCTGTATGAATTCTTTTTAATTCAGATTCCATTTTATTAAAAGCGTCAATGTATTTAAGTTTCCACTGTAATGCTTTTTCACCATTAAATCCCATGGCTAACAAGGAAAATCCATCTCTTGTTATAAGGTATTCGGTATACTCACGATTGTTTTCTCCGATATAAGAAGTTTTTATAAAATAATCAGAAAGGGGGATATCTCCCCTTTGAGAAATCTGTGTTACAAGACCTAAATGTTTGGTTTTACCCTCTGCGTCAACTTGTCCTTCAATTGCCCTTATTACTTCCTTGTGCTCTTTTTCGAAAGATTCTGCGATTTTTCTTGACGTAGTAAGTAACTTTTCTTCGTATCTTTTTCCAACGATTTCTACCAGCATAAATTCATATCTCCTTTATGATTTATTTTTTGGCAACAAAAAAGCGTCTACCCCGAAAATGTAAACGCTTTAAAAATTGCTTATTATGATTTTATAGTATAACATACGGTGAACGTATCATTCAGTATACTTCGGTATCATTTAAAATTCTTTTCTTTCTCAAAAAGAGTGTGTGCAAATGCATGAATCATTGCAATAAAAGTTATATTGTGCATTTTTTCAACCATCTCAATAAGTTCCTCTTTATAATTCATTCCACAATTCCTCCTAACACTCTAATCAACTTCTGTTTGCGGTTATACTTCAAAATCTCGGAAATCTGCCCCATCATATCATCCATTGTCATGTTACTCTTCATGCTGTTGCAACGCTTACACGCCAGTTGCAGATTCTTAATATCATTGGTGCCGCCACGAGACAACGGCATAATGTGGTCGATTGTCATTTTATTGAATTTGACAGGCTTACCGCATATCGCACATTTTCCGTTGCACTTGGCGTACACGCTCTTTTTCTGAAAGTCATTGAACTGGATTCTGTTTGCCATACGATCACGCTTTCTGCTCCATAGATTCAAGAGCCTTAAATTTCTGTCTTGCTTTATTGGCACAATCGCTCAAAATCAACAATTTCATTGTCATAAATTGCTTGTTATATGCAAACTGCCATTTTTTCAGTTCGTCCATTTTTTCTGTGCTATTAAATCCGTACTGTTCCATGAAATCGTCCAAAAGAAACTTGATTTTATCAATAGTGTCCTCTACTTCGAACATTGTGTTTTCTCTATCCATATTTTCTGCCATTTTATTTTCCTCCTGTGTATCCCTGTAAGAATCTAATTATGCAATTTCTACTCTGTATGCAATCATCATTTCTTTAATCACGCTAACGTAAATATCTTTCAGCCGCTTATTCTGCATAATCACGGACAGTTTGTTAATCTGGTTGGTTTGTGCCTTTGTGCAACCTCTTTCTTCGGCTCTGGAAATTGCATTTCTAAGTTGCTGATCCAACCGGCAACCAGCTCTGTCTGATAATCTGCGGTAGCTTTCGTTTCTGGCGGCGACATATTTATTCCCGAATGAGTAAGAGAAATCGTCACTCTCGGCAATCTTTGAAATACATCTGTTTACCCATTTCTCTGTTCCAACATCGGAATCCGTCCCCTTGAAAGTGTCAATGATGGTTTTCATGTTCTTCTCTTGTTGGTCGGCACGTTCCGCAAGTTTTTTCTGTTCCAGTTCGGTCTTAGCTACTTGTTGGAAAATCTGATTGAACATTTGCAGTTCGGGGGACAATTTAGAATAATCAATTACTTGTTGCTTTACCTTTTCTTCAAGTCTAGTAAAATATTCTCTAGCTTCTTCTGCTTTTTCGCTATTACCTTTTACCGATAACTTCTTTGCAAAATGAGCAGTAATTTTGTAGTCCTTAGTAGCCTGCCCTCCCCATTCGTCATTAATGACGAATGCCCAATAATCAACGTTTTCCTCTGCAAATTCATTTCCTGTAATGTTGCTCTTGCACCATCTTGAATAATTGCTAGAATCCAATTCTAAAAAGGCATATAACTTTCTGGCAGTAGTCATACCCTCTTCATCAATGCCAAGTGCGATTTCGATAGGTGTCTGGCTCGCTGTGTTAATTGTGATTTCGTTCATATATAAAAATCCTCCTGTGAAATTTCAATTTTTTATTTGCAAACAGGAGGTATACAGTGTTATAATTTGTATAGCCTCCTATTTGGTGGCAGAAGCATTTAAGAGATTCTTAACTTTGGTCGGTCGGGAATCTCTTATTTTTTATCACTCTGGAACATTTTATCATACTGCATTTCAATCCCAATTCTCACAATTTCAGACCTTGTAGTAGCCTTTTCAAGTGCAACAGCATCCAGTTTTTGAAGAGTTTTCTTGTCTAATCTTGTCCTTAACATATAGTCTTTTGGATTGTCAGTTAATTTTGTTCCGATTTTCATAGCAGCCATTTATATCACCTCTCTTTCTTTGTTGCTACAATCCTATTATAGTGTGTAGCAACAATCCTGTCAACCATTATTTTAACTTTTTTCAAATAAAAAAAGGCTAGAGATTTCTCCCTAGCCTAATTGTTTTATCAATCCTCTCCATCATACTCTACAATTTTCATTCCCTTTATCGGAATTGTAAATGTAGTGGTTGGCGCTCCCCAATAAAAATTTTGACTAATCTTAATAGTTACTGGGCTTTTGATATCGTTTAATCCAATACGATATATTATATTTTTTGTGCTTTTTTCTGGAACATCACTTCTTGGACTATTATCTGAATCATCCCAAGAATCGTTCAAATAAATTGCTTGTCCATCTTGATATGCCTTAACTTCAAATTCACCGTTCGGTTGAAAATAAACAGTTGCTTTGTTGGTTACTTCAAATTTTGGTTCAAAATAATATGTTCCATAGTAGTCAAAAATCTCACCAGAAAGATATTTCACCTTGCAACGATCAGTCTCATATACCGTAGATGTTGGATTTGTGGTAGCCTTTTTGTTCTTAACCACAACTTTGACTTTTTTACTGACCCTTCCAGATTTTACAGTGATATAGGCTGTTCCATTTTTCTTCGCAATAATTTTCCCTTTGTTGCTTACTGTTGCCACTTTCTTGTTGGAAGAAGAAAATTTAATAGTGTCTTTTGAGTTAAAAGGTGTCTTGGTTGCCTTAATTGTAAACGTTCCACCCTTTGTAAGATTGACTGTTGTTTTATTCACAGACAGTTTCTTTGTTTTGACAGCCTTACTCTGTACAGTTAAGTTAATATCCACAGTAACGCCGCTTTCTAAAGTTGCCGTAATGACAGTTTTTCCAGTTTTCTTTAATGCTTTTATTGTGAAACTTCCGTCCCTATTTACAGCAGTAACTTTTGCAAGTTTTTTATTCTTTGGCACAACGGATTTTAAATAATCACCGTTCACCATGCCCGTAATTTTCACAACTTTGGTTGATTTGCCTTTTTGTAGAATTACATTTTTGTAATTTGCTTTTCCGGTCGGGCGAACAGCGTCACCATACCTCATTTCCTTTACTCCGCACTTAGAACATCTTCTAACAATTTCAGATGAACTATAATATGTGGCTGCTTTCTCTTCTTTCCATTCGGACCAATTATGACCTGTTGGTTCTGCAAGAACTTTTCCGCACCTTGTACAATATTGTGATTCAGTACATGTTGCAGGTTTACCAGGGCTGTGACCTAATGCATTTTTAATCACTGCACCACATTCTACGCAAATTTGGTCATCAACACATGTTGCCTTTGGGCCTGGTGTATGTGGTGTCTTGCTTGACAATACTGCACCACAAACCGTACAGGTCTGTTCTTTTGTGCAAGTGGCTTCTGCGCCAGGTACATGTCCTTTGGCGTTTCTTAGTATAATTCCACACTTAGTACATTTCTGTGGCGTTGTACATGTCGCATATGCTCCTGGGGTGTGCCCTGTTGCTTTCTTTAGGACAGCTCCGCAAGTCGTACAAACTTGGTCTTGTGTGCAAGTAGGCTCTGCGCCAGGTGTATGAACGTGAACCGCTGGTGGTTCAATATTATTTATTTGCGCATCAACTTTTAAATTTCCATTAATTTTTCCGTTATTCCAGAAATTTCCGTAAGAAAATCCTGTTGTAACACCATTCTCTGTTTTTGTTGCAGAGTTTAAAAGTATTCCTCCGTAGTAATAATTTAAGCAAAACAGAGTTCCGCTAACATTAATAGTTCCATGGTTGTAGAAATCTCCAAAAACATATATGTTGCCATTTACGGTAAGGGTTCCATAAAACGTATAAGAACCACCATTTACAACGTACAGGTTTCCATCAACTGTTCTTCCGCTAAATTCCTGTAGGCTTCCATTCCCGACTACAAAATCGCCATATTGAGTATAGCCAGTATTGTAATATTTTTCTGCCGATACTGGAACTGCCATACAGACAATCAATAGCATGACTGCCAAAACTGATAGTAACTTTTTTACTTTCTTCATACATACGTACCTCCCAATATTTGATACCCATATTGTACCACTTTGGGACGCATTCCGAAAGCACTATTTCGCTTTTCTATCAATTTCCGCAGTTACGGCAAACAAAAGAGCTTCGGCAAATTTCGCGCCGACCGAATCAGTGTATTTATCGTGAATCCGGCTTGCTTCCATGGTGAGATTTTCCCACTGTGGAATATCGTCCTTTGAGATAAAGGCATACTTCTTGTGGAGGTTCCATATATCTTGCCAAATGGAAAAGTAAGTCTGCTTAAAGTCCATTACACGTACAACACTCCATGATATTTCTCGAGCCTATATTTCTGCTTGATATTTGGATATTTTTTGTGATCCACTTCACTGTAAAACATATTTTTCGGTCTGGCAAATAATTTCTTTTCACCATACAAGGCTCTATATATCACCAGCTCTTCCCTTGTTTCTGTATGCATGGCAAAACCGACAATCTCATACAGGTATTCATTGTCACGCGGATTCTCGATAGTTTCTCGCTTAAAGTGCTGCACGATATCTCCTGGTTCAAATAATGGTCTGTTCATTTTCATTGTTACCTTTCTCCACAATTAGTTGATTTCTTTGATAAAAATTCAATTTTCTTGGCTTGTGCCTATATTTTATCTGGCAAGAGGTTTTGAAACGTATTTGGTTATTTTATCATGTCAATTAATTACCCTCATATGTCTCATAATCAATCGTTCCCAGATCACCGTACACATCTGGGTAATAGATTCCAACCCAAAAGTTATCTTCCATTGCTTTGTAGTAAGTTACTTTTACATTCCATCTCTGTACCTCGTCAATAATTTCTTTGCCTAGAAGTCCGAACTGATCTCGGCAAGCTTCATTTTCCAGTTTGTAAGTTAGTGCTTTATATTTTTCAGCGTTTACTTGCCTGTAGGCGGCAACATTGGTTTTGGTTAGAAGTAAAATCAATCCAGCTACCAGGAACCATACTACACCGATAAAAGAAATTACCACGCCAAAAGACAATATAAATCCACTCACACTTGAATACTCATATGCGTAGCTTAAAGATTCGCCTATTCTATTTCCAATCAGAATAGCAACGCCGACCGCAAAAATGATTACTGATAGCCAAAATATCATAGTGTGTCCTCCCTGTTCTCAATTTTCATCAACAATATTTTCCGCACATAACCAGACATGAAATGCGAATAATGGTGATCCGTGTACTCACTGAATGAAGTGCCGAAATATTCATCAATCACTTTCATGTATGTTTCAATCTCAACATTCTGGAAATAATCTGGATTTGGCCCGAATCCAAACTTGTCCAGGATATTATCCAAAGCGTCTTGGTTGATTTTTGTGTGTGGTTTCCTGGTTCGCTCTTCGTATCTCTTGAAGAAATACTTTGATACTACCAGGAAGCGGTTAGTTGTATATGGGCTTGTCGTATATCCCAATTCTTCAATACGCACTGCAACCTGGTTCTTGAATGCAGACCAATTAAAAGATTTACGGTCTATTGGAGTATACTGGATGCTTTCTTCTGTCAACATATTTTTGATATGTTGAGAATTGAACCACTCGTTAGAGTGGTATGCATTTTTCTTTTCTTCTTTTAACTCCGTAGGAGAATCTATATTACTGTTTATTTCATCTCTACTATATTCCTCACTATTATTACTTTCTTTCATTTCTGGTAAGTCTGGCTCACTTTTTTTGAAATCCTGGCTTTCAGAATTTGAAAGTCTGCTTTTCAAATACCGTTTTCTGCCATCATTTTTGGAAACATAGAGATAGCCAAGCTTTATTAATTTGGAAATTGATGTAGAAACTTTAGTCATACTGCATTTGCAAAAATTAGCTAAATATTCGTTGCTAGCATAACAACCTTCACTATCTTCTGCGTCTAAACTGTCAATTTCTATTAAGATAATTTTTTCGATTGCATTCAATCTTTCATCAAGGAATACTCGTTTGGGAATCCAAACGCCTTTGAAATCTCTTGGATAATTAAATTCTTTATTCATGATAATAACCTCCTTGTTGGTCGTAGGCACTCTCCGTATTGTGCCAGAATCCTTGATTTATAAAAACAGTGGACAGGCGTATCAAGGTTTACGCTTTTCGGCGGCCAACCTAGCCCACTGAATTTACCGAATTAATTAATCAAACATTTTGAATGTTTCCTTGCAAAATTCCTCATAATCGGTTTTCCCGACCAGTGGCATTTTATTCCTCAGTTTTTCCATGGCTCTAAAAAACTTGCCTTGGTCTTTATTCCAGATTTTACAGGAAATTAGAAGATACTTCTCTTCTGTATGTCCAAATTCTTTTCCGAAATTCACTCTAATTTTCTCATTCTTAAAAAGTTGGTCTGCCAGGTACTCTTCTGTATCTGCGAAAATGTATTCGCTACGGAATAAATGTTTTTGAATTAAGATGTAATTTTTATATGACATGATATTCCTCCCCGTGAAAAAGGTTCCATTTTAAATCGAACCTTTCCAGACCTCATTTTAAATGCGGGCTGTCTAAAAATTCAAAATCATGCGGCAATTTTATTAATTCCTTTATTCAGAATAAATTCTTTAATTTCGTTATACCCCCAGCCATATCCGACCAACGCACTTACAAGCATTTCAGCATTTTGTATTTTCACAAGATCTTCTTCCGAAAAACAATCTCTCATATTTTCTTTTCTGGAGATTCCAAAATCTTCTCTCAGCTGCTTGGCGTTTTTACCAAATATGGACTTGTAAATAACGTCCGTATATGTAGAATAGGCATGTCCGTGCATTCTTTCATTTTCAGAAGATTGTTGAATTGCCTTGGTAAACGCTTGCCTTACTGCAATTCCTTTTTCACGTTCTTTGATTTTTCCAATAAGGAGCTTTTCCATTGCATTGAACTGCCGAATATAGCCCTCTTTGAATTTCATTGCTTTTTCGCCAGTATAGCCCATAGCTAAAAGTGTAAATCCATCTCTGGTTACATAGTACATTGGCTGTTTCTTATTTTGACAATTGACGTAAGAGGACTGCACGAAATTGTGCCTTCTAAAATCCTCACTGCATTCAAGTTCTCTTATATCTTGCAAAACCCTTTTATGTTCTTTCCCAAATGTCTCCGCAATATCTAGGCTTGTTACAATACTGGTTTCTACTTTTCCAATCATCATAACTTCTACCAACATTCTTCCATTCCTCCTTATATTGATGGTTAAAATAAAAAAGAGCCGCCAAGTAAGACAAAAAATTTCTCAAAATTGAGAAATATTAATTTCTTCTTAGCGGCTCAAAAATCAAGACCGTGTGTACTTCTTCATTGGATAAATTATACCACACAATCAGTCAAAAATCAATATGCCGGGGACGGTTTGAAACGGCTATCCGTATCATTCTGGGCTTTTGTTACAGCTTTCGCAATCTCGCTTCCGTCCAGGATAATGCTGTTCATAATGTACTGCGGATTTTTGCTTCCACTGTTCATACTCATTGCCATTGCAACTCCCTGTGCTACTGCTTTTGTCATTTCTTCTTTTGTAAGTCCCATGCTTCCGTCAGAACTGGAAACAATGCTGTCTGCGATCTTCTTCATGGTTCGCGGATTTTCCAGAGGAAGAACGGCTTCGGAACCGGCTTCACCGATACCAATTACCTGTGCACCATTGAAAAGACCACCTTTGGCATACCAATTAGGCTTGTAAACTGGTGTAGAACTGGTTCTTCCACCGCCAAGATCATGTTTTCTCCACTCTGAAATATAATAAGTCAGAGTTGGTAAATGCACTTGTTTCATGCCATCAGCGAATGATTGAGCAGTTTCCCGACCAATTGATGTAAGATTAACATTAAATAGCCTTTTAATTTTATCCGAAATCCCAGACAAATTAGATTCTGTGTAGGTTTTCATTTTCCCAGTTTCCGTGTCAACTTTGCCAGAAGCCTTTTCCCAAATCTGGTTTGTATTGATAAGAACAGAAGACCAATAGCTTTGAATGGTGGTCATAACCTTACCCATTATATCTTTGGTATCGGTGTCCATGGTTCCGAGAGCTGTCGATACAGCACTTGCAGAATTTTCCCAATTGGTTTTAGAGTTGGTTTCAACATCATCATTCGTGTTCTTTATCTTCGACCAAATGGAAGGCATTGTGCTTTCTGTGCTTTTTTTCATTCCAGCCATTGCCGTGCTTACGGCGGTATTTGCGAGACCAAAGCCAGTTTTCGTATTTCTATTTACAGAACTGGAAGCATTAGAAACAGCTGTGGTAACAGTTCCCATAGAAGTTTTTGCAGAAGTAGCCATTCCACTGAATGAATTCTTTGCATTTGTTTCCATTGTAACAACTGCATCTGGAAAATCGGTTTTCAGCATTTCGTCAAACTCATCCAACGGCACTCCCATATCTTTAAGAGAATTATAAATCAAATCGAATGCGTCTTTTGAATCTGACAATGTTCCTTTGCTTTCATCCAACTGCCACCAAACAGTTTTATAGCTTTCTCCGAAATCATCTGATTTCAAGCTTAATTGATATAACACATCTTTTAAGTCACTGATTTTTATTTTGGATGTGTCAATCTTGCCATCGGTCTCAGACATTCCATCCCCAAGAGCCACGACTTTATTAGTCATATCTTCCAAAAATCCAGTTGATACACCCGCCTGTGCGCCGTATTTCTCGAGAATTTTTTTTGCATCTTCGGTTGATACGCCGAATTCTCCAAGTTTCTGAATGAAACTATCGTACATTTCAGAATTTGATTTTCCGGCACTTTCATCTGCTTCAATTAACTTCCAAAGCTCTTCTGCTTGATCTTGCGTTATCTTATGAGCACTTTCCATCTCACCTGTATAATCATGGAGATAACCACCTGTTTGTGATAGAATTCCATTTCCACCTTGCGCAGCTTCTGTAATACTTGCAATTCCTCTTGCGAGTTTAACGGATAATGCCGTTGCGACAAATACAATCCCAGAGGTTCCAAATATAGTACCAAGCGTTGAAGAAAATGAAGATAATCCACCTGTAGCCGCTGTTTCAGCTGCTCCACCAATATCACCGATGATAGTAGGAAGGGAAGATGCGGTATCAAGTGGGAAATTTAAAAGTTTTGATGCCAATGAACCGATTCCACTAGCAAAGGAAAAGATTTTGGTGGCAATATCTTTGGCTATTTTGATTGCAAACAATGTTCCGAATGCAGCACCAACTTGTTTTATAAATTCTGGATCAACTCCACTTAATTTTTCAGCAAGCCAATTAATTGCATTTGCAATACCGTTAATTAAGTCCGCTCCGATATTAATTATTCCTTCAAGTCCGGTAATCAACGCATCTGCAAATCCCTCTGCAAATGGTTGGAATGCAGACCATAAATTTCCAAGAGCAGTTCCAACAGCATTCCAATCAACCTTATCAATAAAATTCTGTATTGAGGTTTTTACACGGTCAATGCTACTCCAAATCCACTCCCAGTCAACATCAATAACTCCGAAATTATCAAGTGCAAGTACGATTCCACTGATGCCAAGTGCCATTGCTGCATAAGGATGTTTTGCCAATAAAGCAAGTCCTTTTCCTAATGGGCTGTCTTTTCCGATGATTCCACCAATAAAGGTTAATCCTTTGAATCCAAGGATTGCAATGGAGATTTGTCCAAGTCCTTTTCCAATTGCCTGTGCAGTTTCCGGGCTGATATTCTTTATTGCATCGGCAATTGAGTTCAAGCCTCCAGGAAGCGTTGTATTGATGAAATTTTCTCCAACATCGAGCAAATCTTTGAAGAAGTCAACAATTCCCTGTCCAACATTTTGTGCAAATGGCGCAAGTGCATCCCAGAAGTTTTTCAATGCCGAATTAAGTTCGTCCCAGTGAATGTTGTTTCCGAAATTTGTTAATGCGTCAACAAGTTCCGGGATTGCACTATTCATTGTCCATGTACCTACCGGCACTAAGAATTTCTCATAGAAATCCATGAGACCAGTCCAAACAAATTTTGTTGGCTTTTGAAGCATTGTAAAGAAACTGGAAAGCGAGCTATTCAGTTTACCCCAATTGATTTTATTCAGTAAATCATTCGTAATATTAAAGAACCGTGGAAGCCCGGAATTATCAGATAACATCCATAATCCAATTGGTTTCAGATAATTATTCCACAAATCTTTCAGAGCTGTAATAGAGAAGTTTCCAAGCTTGCTAAGACCTTCACTGTACAGTTTCTTGATTGATTCTGTGGTTGGTTTAGCTGCTTTACGAATTTTCTTAAATACAGCTACAATCTGATCAGCGGTATCATTTGCCTTATTATTCATTTCTTCAAAAGCTTTATCCCATGCAGCTTGATACTCTGATAGGGCTTTATATAATGCAGCATCCAATTCTGGAAGGTGTGCACTCCCACCGCCTCCACTTCCGGAAGAACCGGAAGAATTGCTAACTTTTGCATCATTTAATTGATTTAATTCATCAAATGAAAGCACAGAAAGACTTTTTTGTAATTTCTTCGCATTGTCATTTGTTTTGTCAAGCCCGGAAGCTGCATCTTCTGTACTATCTGCAATACTTCCCATATCAACTGCGGCACTTCCTGTTGAGGCAACATAGTCGGACATTTTGATGCCTAAAAGTCTTCCAATCCACGAAAAAGCTCTCTGAATTGCAATAACAAAGGCGTTCATATATGGAAGAATCTTTGAGATAATTGGAATGAATAATGAACCGATAGTTCTTGAAAGTGCTGAAAAATTAGATTGCAGTAATCTTAATTGGTTCGCCGGCTGATTTATCGTATTAGCCAGGTCACCCCATGCATACTTTGAACTATTCAAGATTGTTATAGTTCTCAGAATAGCCTTGTCCGATTGACTTAAACTTGATACAGTAGCGTCAATTCCAAGATTATAAAGTTCCTGTTGTAAATTTGCCACACGGATATTAATGCCGTACTTGTCAAGAGCCCGGCTCATTCCGGCTATTCCGGATGCCATATCATTCCATACATCGTTGAACTCAAGGTTCTTTACAGAAGCAAGGTCTGCCCCGATTTCAGTCAAAGCCTTCGAAACCTTTGTTGACGCATCTGCTGTTGCTCCCATAGATGATGCCATCTGAGCATAGGTAGCTTGATAGTTCATCGTTTGGTTCGGATCAAGTCCGAGGCTCGTGCCTTTTGTTCTAGTCAGATCACCTGCATCTGATACTTCAAATCCAGTCATTTTTTTTGTCAGTTCTTTTGCACGTTTTTCAAAAGAACCCACATATTCCTCTGCGGATTTTACTCCTGCATTCTTCCACTTGCTCACGTCCAATCCGTCTGTAACTTGTTCGAACGCAGAATTGAAATAGTTCAATGTTTCAACATAATCAGATGCAGACTTTACAGAATTCCAAAGTGCTTTAATTCCTCTTGTCACAGTAAAGAATTTTGCATATAATCCAGCAAGCTGTGAAGTTAATGAGCCAGTCTTTCTTGTGGTTACAGTTGCGGTATTTCCAAAATTAGCTAGTGCAGAGCTTGCAGAGCCAATCATGGAAGATAATTTTCTTCCTGCATTTCCAAGCACATTTGCGGCATTTGATAATCTCGAAAATGAATTCGTAAGAGAATTTGTGGCTTTATTTATTTTCCCACTTGCAGTAGCTAACTGTGCCAAAGCTTCTGTCATTCTTACTGTGTTTTCGCTGATTTTTGGTGCGGTTCTCATTACATTGAAGAATGACAATACTTCATTTGCTAGTGTTCCAAGTTGTCCAGAAGATTGAGAAATTTTACCGCCGGCACTTGCCAACTGTGCAATTGACTGAACAAACCTATTTACGGAATCTGAAATTCCATCAACACCAATAAAGCTTTCTGTGATAAATTTCAAGCTACTTCCCAATTCAGGTAATTCAGCGGATACATTTGCAATATATTCGCCGGAATTGGCTAGTCTAGCCATTGAATTAACAAAACGATTAACACTTGCAGATACATCCGGTATTGCCGATAATCCAGATAACTGAGTGATTATCTCGCCAAGTTTCATAGAATTAAAATTACTAATATCTACCTGGCTAAATCTGCTAATGGAATTAATGATTGCGTTCAAACCGGAAGCTTTATAATTAACAGTTCCCATGGCTCTTAAAGAATCTGAAAACTGTTTCATTCCATCGGCAATACTTGTCATTTGCCCTGCATCAATTTCTTTAAGTTTTCCGGTAACTGCATCTTTAATTCCTGTAGTGTCTACATCCAGAGTGACTTTTACAGTGTTATATTTCAGTTCGGCAACTTTGTTGATTGCATTCTGAATATCCATTGTTATCTTATCCGTATTGATTTTTACATCAATAGGGAGCTGACCGTCCGTACCTTTTAATGCGTCATTAAGTCTTGTTTTTACCTGTTCAGCGAGCTGCTGAGTTGAATCGACAGCCATTCCCCATACTTTGTCGGAAGCTTTGGACGCACTATCTCCGTAAAGTGATTCAATGGAAATTGGCTTTATGGATTCTCTAACTTTCTTTATATTTTCCAGAACGGTAACAAGCTGATCTGCCGCATTAATAGTATCTTTTGGAATTAATGTTGGAAATCTTTCCGAAAGCTCTCCCCATGATTTATCGAGAGTGATTCCTTTGGTTGCATCGGTAACAACTTTATTAAGGTTATTTTTTAAAAGCTCTGAAAATTCTCCTTTTCCAATATCGGCTTTCAACATATCGGAAACATAGATTTTCTTGTTTTTGAAATAATTGTAAAAATCAACCCATTCCTGTTCTGCACCATCTAAGTAACTTCCGAGGTTAGCTTTTACTACACTTCCGCTTTTGAGAATTGTATTTCCAATTTCTTCAACAATGTTTCCAACATTTCCAGAGATTTCTTTCCCATCAAAAGACTGTGCCATTTCTTTTGCAAGTTCGTTCATTTGAGAACGAACTTTTGAAGCAGCACCGCCTTTTAAGTTAAAGGCTTCAATCAATTGCTTTGAAATGGAAGAGGTATCAATTTTAATATCACGTACTGTTTTATCAATGGCGTATTGCAGTTTTTGTGTTTGATCTCCACCCTTGATATCCAAATCAATACTAATCTTTTGATTCTGAAGATTGCTAAGGTTGATTTTACTAAGTGTGTTTAATTTTGAAATAGCACTATCAAGCCCAGAAGTACGGACATTTCCTAGAGAATTAAAGGCAGACGTAACCCTTCCAAGTTCCCTTGCATAACTACGTAATCCATTTGTATTAACTCCGCTTAATGCGGAATTAACTTCTGTGAGTTTATTTGAAAGATTAGTCAGCGCACGTACTGCTTTTTCTGTACTACTGCTAATTTGTATATCAAGGGTATCAATGGTATTGTCAGCCATAAAAACACCTCCTTTTAATCAAAAAAATAAGGGCAGACAAGACTTTTTATTCATCTTGTCTGCCATTTTCATGGTTAAGCTCAAAGTTTGCCTGCATGAGTTGCAAGCTTGCCAAAAGTGCGTTTCTCTGTTTTTTCTTTTCTTCTTCGGAAAGCATACCTTCCTGTTTACGCTTTTCTTCCTCTGCTGATTCGAGCAAAGGTTTCTTCAAATACTCTGCCTTGGATTTTTTTCCCATTAAAGCATTTGTAACAGCTGTGAATGTGGCTGATGTTTCATAAATGCCCGCTTGCCAAAGCTCAGTGTCTTTTCTCTTTTGCCGTATCTTTTCAGCTTCGAGATAAGGCTTTAACTCTGTTGGGGTAGAATCCATAAATTCTTCTTTAGATACACCAATAGAGAGGTATAAAGGAAGAATCTCTTGGTAAACAACTTCTCGAAAAGTTAATTTTTCTTTTTGTGATCCTGTGGGAGCTTCGTTGCATTCTTCTCTACTGCCTGTGCTTCTGCTACTGCATTCAGCAGACCGGATAAAAAACCATTTTTCTCCAATTCTTTATCAAGAAGTTGGTATAAATCAAATCCGCTTTTAGGATTTTCCTCGGTTCCTTCATCTTCGTAATCATCCAAAAGGTCACAGACTTTATCAAGAACAGCTTTTTTTTCAGAATCACTTTCATACCCAAACTCATCCTTGTGCTTCTTTTGAAGTCCGGCAAGAAGCAGTTCCGGAAGAAGAGAAATCATCTTCTGAAGGCTTCTCTCTTTTCCGTCTGTAATTCCCTGTACCTTGTCCAGCACATCTGTTTTTGTAAGAAGTCCATATCCAAATACAACCTTATACTCTTTTCCGTGTACATTAAAAGTTACCATTTTATAATCCTCCCGACATGTTTTTTAGTTAAGTGTCATTGCACCTGTGGAATCTGCTACTGCTTTTGCGGTATCTAAAGCCTGCATAAGTTCGTCAGAAACAACTTTTGTATCAAGGCCTTTATACTCTTGAATAATGAGGGACAGCGGAATTGTTGCTGCTTCATTCTGTCCAATATCAGACAATGGAATATTTTTTCCAGGGTCTGCGATAACAAAGAATGCATCAGCGAGGTCTGGAAATACAACTTCAAACCAAACTCTAAATCCTTTTGACTTTCCTGTTGCCGCATCAGTCATAAGCTTCTTTAGTGCCGTGATAACATCAGCGTTAAGATTGAAGGTTACATCCCAAGTACCACCAGTATCCTGTCTACCGGACGCATACTGTGTAATGAAGTCTTCGAGTGCGGATACGTCAATCTGCTCTGTGTCAAGAGAAATTCCACCGATGGAACTACATCTTTTTAACCATGTGAATGCAGTTGGCTTTGTTCCTTTAGCGGTTTCAACACCGTAATGAAAAGTTACGCCAAGTGTTGTTAAATCTGCCATTTTGATAGGCTCCTTTCTTTAATTCAAGTTTTATGCACGTAACCCTGTGCCGGGAGATAGCGGATCACCGCCTTTCTACTCTTCTTTGTCTGTTTTCAGTTCCGGCAATCCTGCTACAGAAGTAAGCAAAGATAAAAAACCAGAAAGCAAAGATGCGGATAAAACCATTTTCCAATCAACGCTGCCAATCACAGTTGCAGTACCAATGGTTGCCACCGCTGTTTGAGCAACTGTTTTTACAGCTCTAATTCCTGCTGCTTTCAGCCAAAGTAATTTATCTGCTTTCATTCGGCATTCTCCTTTCATATTTTTTGGTAAAAAAATAGAAGCATTTCTGCTCCTAATCTAATAAGGTTCCTGTATATATTCGGCTGTATCGGCTCACAAGCTTTTTGATTCCACTGTCACCAAAAAACATAGGTTCCGGGCCATATGTGCGGCGGAATCCCATGCTCACCATAACTTTGTGACTTATCTTGTCCAATTCATACACTCTGGTTAATGCTTTGCTCCCAGATGTGAAGCAATTTACTTGAAATGATGGCATTGTTGCGCATTCATCCCCTTCAAGGTCACCTCTTGTAATTGGATTCCCAAGCATATAAAGCTGTGCATATGCCTTTTTGCCGGAAGCAGTTGTTTCGCTCCCATCCATGGAATAATTGTCTGCGCCAGTAATCTTAGAAACAGCCGCTCCCCACCTTGAAAAAACTTCCAATACAGGGGATTCTATTGTGTCCGGCATATCTGTCACCTCACAATAAAAAATGCACTCACCTTTATAGTGAATGCATTGCATGTTATGCTACAATTTAACACTGTAATGATAACATAATTGTTTAGTATCATTCAGTATATTATGGTATCTTCTTTAAGAAGAGAACACCTCTTTGGCAATTTTGCGGATATTCTGAATGATTTCTACGCTTGCTTTATACATTGGCATTGTAGCTTCTGTACCGTAAGAGCGTACCCATTCGCCGGAATCAGAAACATATACCCAGGAATCATTTTTCCCTTTTCCTTGTCCGTAAGAACCGATTGTATAACCAAATTCTTCTCCTTTTGGATGTGGACTAGAACCGGCTGCACCATTGTAGTGAATACCTGCGCCGAATTCAATGAATAAAATGCTTTTGCCTTCGCATATTAAATGGGCTTCTGCATAGTCCCCAAAACTGTTAATTTTGATGTAAGTATTGTGGTTCTTATCAGAATCGCCTTGTGCTGCCAAAATATTTTGGTCAATAACTGGAATCCCTAATTCACATAATCTTTTTATGAAAATTTCATTTTTGTTCCTTAAAGATTTTTGATAATTTTTTATTTCATCAATAGCTTTTTGGATTGATTTCTGTGATAAGGTACACTTTATTGTCTTACCCATCTTCGTTTCCTCTTTTAGAAATTCCGTATCTGGCAATATTGCCTTTTTGTGTGTCTAAAATCTTCTTTAGTGTGTAGTCTGGCAATACTGTGGGCTCTTCATCTTTGTTCAAAATAAGGCTTCCGTCCTCGCTTATTTGTGGAATTCTATCTATCCAAAATATGTCCGCTTCCTGTGGGTGGAAATTTCGATTAAAGCTTGTAATGTATCTGTCATAATCTGGCACTATTCCAGCTGCAATTTCTTCTGGTGTTCCGGCTGTAGATGATACAGAAAAAGAGTATAGAACTGGTTTCTCATAAACTTTAATACGGTCTAATCCTTGCGTTTTTTCAGTAATTCGAGACCAATATACTTTTTGCTTTTGACGGACTAATCCTCTCATATTTCCTCTCTTTCTTAAATTTGGTTGCTTAACTAAAGCCCTATTTAGTTAATTATTTAATGCTGATACGTTGTTACCATAGCAATCTTCTGATAGTTCATAAGATGTGTAAGGTTTTTCTTGGTATGTTCCTATTGCACTATCACTTTTACCCAATGTCCCACTCCAAAGCATATTGTTGTAAAAATGTTCCTCCATACCAGTACCTTCTTTTGTAAAAGGGCCAAGTTGGATTGATACGCCCTTATTTACTTTTAATATACAGTTAGATACTTCTAAGATTTGGTAATAATTAGAACCATCGAAATATCCTCTGTGACACCCCAGTGCTCCTGTTTTCAGCGGTCTGCTGTAGAGTTCATACATTCTATCGGGCGTATCATTTATTAGCTCACAATTTCTAATAATGTATTTACAATTTTTAGCCATCCCAATTCCTACAGCTTGGTTTTGAGCTGAATATATAATACAATTTTCAATTATACCATTTTTTTCTGTTTCGTCTGAATAATCAGCGTTGTCAACATGTACGCCATAAGCTCCTATGGTGTAATCATCCCTTCTGTTTTCAACAAAATTAGGTGTACCATCATGTGTCGCTTTAATTGTCAAATTTGAAATATAAAAATTGCCACTTGCAAATATAGGTGCATCATCATATCCACCTTTGTCATTCATTATTATGCAATCTTTTTTATTAGTGCCAATAAGCGAAATATTTTTATTTTGAATGCTTACTGTTTCGTTGTAAACACCTGGGTATATTTTAATGGTTACAGGGTTCGATTTAGTAGCGAAAGAAGAAGCGTAGTTAACCGCTTTACCTATTGATGAAAACATTTTTTCGCCTGTTATTGACACTTCAACAATATTTTTACAGTTATTCAATCTCTTCCATTCTAACCATGTCGAACCATTATTATATCTAAACCATAAAGTATTATCCGAAGAATTTAAGAAAAATTGGTAGCATCCACCTTTTAACTGTGTATTTAAGAACGAGAATAAGCATCCACTTAATGTCATACCATACACGGGTAAATTTTTAGTGCATTTTCCGTCTGCGATTTCCGATGTATTAAAGTAGCAATAGTAATAGCCTTTTGTAGCGTTGTTTGCATCACTTAGAATTGTTTTATAGGTACTTGAAAAAAGAAAATCCGTTGAACTTTTAAATAATTCTACTGAATTATCTAAATACTGAACCCATTTTGGAACGCCCTTTACAAAAATAGCGTTAACATAAGCACTTGTTGTTATTTCTATATCATTATTTATCCATAATACTAAATAGAAATGGTATGATGGGTACATTTTTCTAATTGAAACCAAATCCGCAGATGTAATATTTTGGTTTCCATTTACAAACGAATTACCGTTCCAGCACCCTACAGACGTATTGTGTTCGTCATACCCCCATAAATTAAAAACGTAGCCATTTAAAGCAACAACGCATTCAACATCTTCTGCTATATAATTTATGGTTGTAATTCGTTGAGATGAATTGCCTTTATCACCATTCCAAATGCCCTTTCTCTCCCACAGTTCCTCACCATTTGCATTTTTTAAGCCTGTGAACGTAGCTATATCTTCCTTTAGCGAACCAATAGCTTCTCCCGTTGCTTTTGCTTCTGCAAGCCCACCTTCTATAGTCAATGTAGTGTCTGGCTGTGATACACTCTGAATGTCCTTAATAGCTTGTTCTTTTGCGGAATTTACATTTTGAACAGCTTCCGCAGATGTGTTTTTAGTAAGATCCAAAAGCTGATTTATAACATCTTTTTCTTCCTGTCCTATCTGTGGTTGATCAATCTCGATACCCTCTAGCACTGGTACTTCCGCTATTGCGGTATTCCATTCAACACTAATATTTGAATCGGAATCCGTTTTAACAGCGCAAACAATAAAACGTACCGTTCCCATATACCTTGCTGCATTTCTTCCAATCAACCAAGAAAAAGTTACATTTTCGCCATCTACAGCTACATCATCACAAATGTATTGGTCTTTGATAGAAACATTAAAATCCACACTGCTTACGTTTTCAAAGTTAATTCTGACTGAAAATTTGGATAAATCAAGATTATCTCCTACAATTTTGGGACATGAAAATTTAATACGTTCTGCATTCTTGTCAGATTGTACACCACCAACTACGATTGTAGAGGGCACGAAAATAGCCCTTGTCTTAGCGTCAATTGTGCATATATCGGATTCTTCAGAATGCAAATTAACATCTTCTTTTTCGCTCATAAGTAAATCAAGTGCTGTTGCCATGTTCTACCCCCTCTGTGATACTTTGGTTTTACCAGTAGTTATAATGTATTTTCCGTTATCTTTTACGCCAGTGACAGATACAGAGAAATAATCCCAAGTAAGGGCTTCCGACGGAATTTCACATTGATTGTTTTTCAGTATTACTGGGTATTCTTTTTCCATTCTCCAAAATGAAGCAGCTATTTTACATCCGTTCCACTCTGGAGAAAAGATAAACAACGCTTTAAGATATCCAGTCGTGCCCTTTACCAGTCCAGAGAAATCGCACTTGGGATCTGGATAAATTCTTTGATTATTTACAATAAATCTTAATACTCTCATGCAATCATCCTTTCCATTCCAACAGGCGAAACGTATGTAAATTGGTTTCCCAAAACATCTCTGGCTGTGCCAATAACAAACTGTCCATAGTCTGCCAGAATATTGCATACAAATTCCTCTGCATCCACCCAATATCGTTCCTTAATCATGCGGTGAAGCTCTGGCAGTAAACCATAGCTGAACATTACACAATGTCCTAACTCATGGATAAATACACGGTTCAAAAGTTCTCCATGTAGGTTGTTCGCAATCGAAATAATATGGGTGGAATAATCCGATACTCCAAGTGTTCTGCTTCCTGTACGGTCAATTAACACGCTGTCGTGCGGAGATACGAACTGCACTCTCCATAAGTCCCCGTTCATATAAAATTGTCTTAGCATGGCTTATCACCATCCTTTCTACGAAAAAAGCCCCTGTCGCATTAATTTGCGACAAGGGCTTAATTCATTTATTGCTCTAGTTCATTTGCTGTACAAGTCGGTTCAAGTCAGCTTTCATTGACTGTCTGAGCGTTGCATCTGCATCTGACCACATTTCAGTGAGATTACGGATAATGTCAGATGTGTACTCCTTCATGGAATCATCCATTTTTCTTTTGGATTCCGTGTCTTTGGAATCATGATAGTGTCTACGATTCTCATCGTATCTATCATAGGATTCGCCATATCTGGATTTCTTCCGATTCATGTCACCCATTTCCATATCACTACGGTCTGGATGATATCCCATGCGGTACATATTGTGCTCAAATTCTGGATTGTTTAAATACTCGTCCATCCAGTCATCGTCTTCCATGTACAGATATGGTCTATAACCTTTTCTGGTTCCCCTACCTTTTGGAGCGAAACGCCCATTTGAATAGCGGTAACGGTCATATCCCATGCGTCCAAGATACTTTTCTTCCTGTTCGCATTCATCCATAGCTTCCACAATGCGATAATCTTTATCAGCGCAAATCGCACATTTTACTGCTTCCATGCAGTCTTTCAAATCGTCCCAATCTTGAGCACTGAGATTATCAAAGCCATGTGTTTTGGCTTTTTCCATAGCCCATTTTCCCATTTCCATTGCAACTTTATGCATTACAGTGCCCCCTTTCTAACAGCCTGTGTAACAGGTGCGTCTGCTGCTGGGGCTGTACCATTGATTGCAGTCAGATTATTGTTCGGACTACATGCCGGATTTCCTAACATTTTGAACGCTCCACCAGTAGCACTTGTTGCAACTCTGGTTGCATATTTTGTTCTGGTTCTTACGCCACATGCTGTTACCTGTGCACAGCAACGATTCTCTAGCGGATACAATGTTGTTCCTGTTCCTATCTGAATCATAACTGGGGCAGTAATTGTGGTTGCATTTGGAATAGACTGTGCTAAAACAATGCAGTATTTTTCTCCATTGTTGTAGCTTCCTTCCGGGATAGTAACCACAAGATTTCCACCTGTGAATGCAATTGCAGTAGACAGCACAAGGTGATTGCAAAGCTTACAAACATTCTTACATGCCATATTTTTTACCTCTCAATCAATAAGAGGTGAGCCGCAACCCACCTCTTAGAATTTAGTCAACCTCTAAGGGTGAGTTACTTAGCAACAACCGTTACCATATGTATTGCATCCTGCGTATGCATATGGAGCCGGAACCTGGAATGCAGGAATCGGAGCAGGATTGATTGCATTGATTAACTGCTGTGTCTGAGAAGCCATTGCAGTTGTAAGCAATGCAGACTGGCGATCCTGGGAAGCAGCACGTTTCAGATCAGAATTCTCTGCCTGTAATGTTGCAATCTTATCCTGAGTTAAGAAATCTAACAGCGCTCTCGTGTTGCTGTTCTGATTTTCCAGAAGGTCTCTGGTGTTGTTATTCATTGTGTTCTGCAATGCACAAGTGTTGGTAGCCAGGTTATAGTTGATACCCTGGATGGCTTCTCTGGTCTCGCAGCAACAACTTGCTAACTGAGACTGTAATGCATTGGTATTCTGCATACCAGCTACAGTATCAGCATTGATTGCCTGCTGAACGCCATTAAAACCTTGAAGCATTCCGACGTTCACGCCGTTGAAACCGCTCTGCATGGTATTGTTAAGCGCATATGTGCTATCACAAATGCCCTGCTGAATACCTCTGATACCATTCTGAATATCATTCAGAGCAAAGCCCTCGTTGATATCCGCTCTGGTAGCCCATCCTTGGAAACCTGCACCATTTGTACCGTTTCCACCATTGCCGCCCCAGCCGCCAAAGCCGCCGAAACCGCCCCAGCCGAAGATTGCGAAAATAAGGACAAGCCAGATAAGGGAAAAACCATCGCCGCCCCACATGTCATTTGCACGGTTATTAGAGCCTGTAGCGGCTGCAATGTCGCTAAGACTATAATTTGAACCATTCATCATGTTTTTAGTCTCCTTAAATTTTATTTACAATAGGAGACATCCGCGGCTGTCATCCCAAATTGTAGCGATTCTGAATCACCCAATTATGGGGAAGTTATTTCATCCCTAAAAATTTTTCTAAAATTCCTTCGGGAGAAAAATTCTTTTCTTTAAATATATTTTGCTGAACTTGATGCAACTGTTCTGTATCACCATGTTTGTACAAATCCAGAGCATTTTTTAATGTTGGATTGTTTCCAGCAAATTTACTCATATCGTTCATCATGTTATCAACACTTCCGAACCTTTGAGAAATCATTTGCTGAATTTTTTGTTTCATTATTGTATTTGGGTTGAAATTCATCTCTGATTACCTCCCTTCTGTGTCTTGGGCGGTTCAGATTGTATTGGCAATAATTCTTTAATTTCAGAAATCTCTGCGTGAACATCATCACGAAGTTGGTTAATCAGCGAAACAATATCAACTTGATTTGTGTTATTGCTTTCTGGTTGTTCTCCTTCATTTACAAGTCTATAAGTGAAAATTCTACTTCTTCCATCTGCCTGTAATTGTTTTCGGTAAACTTCTGTACCGTCAGTTTTTGGATAATAGACAGGGTTCCCAGACATATCTACGTCTTTTGCCTTTACAGTATCAATGCCATCAACCATCTGTCCTTGCAACATGGGGATTTGTGGTACTTGTGGCATTTGTTGTATTGGTTGCTGAATCTGTGCCTGTCCGTATGGCATTGCCTGCTGATAACTATTCTGCAATTGTGCTAATCTATCTTGATACGGCTGTATTTGTTGAAATGGTTGCGCAAAATACGGATTACCATACTGCATATCTCAAACCTCCCTTGTTTTTATAACTATATTTTACAATAATAAGAGGTTGATTAACACGCCATGATAACGCCATAAATACGCCACATTTTATGAATACAAAGAAAAGCCCCGACAATACATCGGGGCAACTTTCATAATTTTCTTCTTTAATTTTCTGTTTATGCGGTCTACGGTTCTCGTGCTGTAGCCCATGATTTCTGAAGCTTCTGCAAGCGTTTTTTCTTCATAAACACGCAATCGGAATAACTCCTTTTCTCTGGAATCAAATCCAGCTTCACGCAAATAGAAGATTCTTTCATCTTCCGAAAAGTCTTTATAATCATCCATTCCACTGTCCTCCCTGTAGTGGAATCAATATTTACACCGGGAAAATGCCTTTTAGGGCAAAGCCTAAAACAATACCAATTATGCCAGTTATGACATAAGCAATTATTTTGTCCTGTAACTTTCCTGGCTTTTCCATGAGTGATTTTAAATTGTCGTTCATTTCGTCAACTGTATCCTTAATGTGTCCCAAGTCATTGTTGTATAAAGCAATTTTCTGTTCTAAAGCATTGATACGTTCAAAAAAAACTCCATCCCTTTTGGAATGCTTTTCTTTCATCTCATGGACGGCACTTTCCAATTCTTTCAAGCGGTGTTCGTTGATACACTCGTGTTCACATCCCATCGCTATTCCTTTCCATCACTCCCATTTTTTAAGATATTGCTTCTACCCACCTAATTTGAAGCACCCCTGCGATACGTGGGAGGATTGACGTATCACGCACACACCATCTTAGAATCCGATAAATGGAAAAACACCATGATTTACATAAATTTCAGTTTCGGAAGTCCAATTTCTGTTTACAGAAGATTCGGAATGTGATCCTTGGAATTCAGCTCCCTGTTTCACCAGAAAGAAAAGAGCCAAATCAAATATGCAATCATAGCAGTTTTCCATATCGGAATTTATTTTTTCATCACTGTAAGATGAAGGATAATTCCTTTTTTTCTTAAATGAACGAATAGCCCTCTTTGCCGAAAGAGGAATCATCCTCGCAGTTTCTGCATCATCTTCAAGATAATTTGTCAAATCCTCTATAAGCTGTTCGTCCATTTAATCACCTACCTTTGCTGAGATAAAATCTCTGATATTATTCCAGCCTTATTAGTTGCTGTCAGGGCATAGCCGTTATCACTTGCGAGTTGTCTTAACTGAGATACAGTCATATTAGACAACTCGCTTTCTGTATACTTATGTGTTGATTCATCATAAGCACTTGCTACAGATGGTGACTGGCTGTTTTCATCGAGACTATGCCCGGTTATTCCCCCGCCTTGGTACCGATAACGATACCGCCGTTAGCTTTCGGTGCGACCGGAACAAACATACCGGATGCTTTTGTCCACACTGCAACTGGGTCTGGTGTAGCCCACATGGAAAGAGTAACAAAGGAACGATTCTCTTCCTGGATAAACTGTCTGTATTCAAGCTCTTCTGGAGTTACGCCCCAAAGACCGGAACCAAAGGAACCATTCGCATTTGCTTCATACAAAGTAAACACATCTTCTTTGAAGTATCTTCCTGTTTTCAAAGTTCCGTCTGCTTTTCTGTAACGATATTTTTCATCACAACGATCAATTGTGAATCCGTACTCCTGCATAAGCAGATTTGTAAGCTCCTGTTTTGTCAGAAGACGTTTGTTTGCAGCTCCAAGAACTGCGGTCTGCATTGCAGTATTGTTCCGCATGTAATTAATCATATTGAGAGAAGTAAGAGCTTTGTTTACCACATATCCGTTATCTTCTGCAATGGCTACCATCTTTGAGATATCGCCCATGATATCTGCGTCTGGCTTAGACCAATCAGTAAGTGTTACTTTTGCATCAGATGTAACGCCGTAATCAATGCTCATATCCACATGATTTTCCTTAATTTTTACAATACCAGTGGAAAGGAACTGGCCTTTCATTACATTCGCCCTTGCGACTACGCCCTCAAAAAGATTGGCTGCATCGTCAAATACAAATTTTTTGAGATTATTGTCATCTGGAACACCATTTTCGATTGCTTGCTGTAATCGCTCAGACTGATTGATTTTTCTCTTGATGAAAAGTTTCTCGGTCAATACCTTTTCAAAGCCAGGTCTGGAACCGATTTCTGCTTCGGTATCAAGTGCGTGAACAAAAGCTACCTCTGGCAGTCGCTGTCCAGCCATAAGTCTGTAATACTCTGCTTTCAGATACTGGGTTTTTGTATCCGGGAAAATAGTACCGAGGATGCCAGGTCTTTTTACATCAAAACTCTGGGAGAAATTAAGTCTCTCTTCCTCTGTGATTGTTTCTAATACATTAAATGGCATTTGTCATACCTCCTTAAAATACTGGGTCTTCTGTGACTACAAAAACAATTCCGGTTTTTTCAAGCTCTGTTTTTGCAGTAGTGTCAACTGTTACTGGAAGTCTCTTTTCGAGAACACGGCCTGCGACAATCACGGAAATTGGTCTCTTGGTATCATCTGTCATATCAACATCTTCAAATACAATGCCGATTGCGCCTGTCGCATTTGTTGGATATACGGAACCTGCTTTAATAATTTTCTTAGTTCCAACTGTTTTAGCATTTGTCTGGTCTGCTGTGTAGGTTTTAAGTACAAGTCCGACCTCGGATTCGAGAATATTTGGAGTGGACTCATACTGCTCTGTTTTCATAAAAGCCATTATTTATATCTCCTTTACTTAAATATTTACAGGGGCGTTATCGTCCGCTGATTTAGTTTCCTGGTTCATTTTTGCTGAGTAAGCTTTTGCAAATTCAGCAGCATCGCTTTTCACTGTAGGTTTGCCGTCGCTACCACCACCCGGATTCGGAGTGTTTTCTAATGCTTCTTTCTCCCAAGCTGCCTTTGCGGTATCGAGTGCTGTTTTATTTGCTTCGGAAACTCCCTTAACAAAAGTTTCGACTTCTTTCATTACATCTTCTGGTTTCTCATACGGTGCAGATGCGTATGCTTTAATAGCACTCGCGTATGTTTCGGTTGAAAGTCCTGCATTTGCGAACATAGAAGTAATTTCACTGGTAAGGGCTTTTTTGTTGGATTCTGCAAGCGCAGCTTTCAAATCAGCTAACTCCTTATCCACTGCTTCCTTTTCTTTCTTGCGTTCAGCTTCTAGCCGTTCTGCTTCGGTCATGTTCTGCTTTTTCAACTCTTCCAACTCTTTTTCCAGGGAATCTGCTTTTTCAGCTTTTTCCTTCAGAGAAACATTTTTGTCTTTCTCTTTCTTAGTTTCAGCAGAAATAGAATCAAGAAGCTTAGAAACCTGTTCCTCGGAAGGTTCTGCAACTCCCATACCGATAAGTGCCTGTTTTGCCTGTTCTCTTGTCATTGAAATCTCCTTTCTTCCAGTCCAATACGCTTTTTCAACACGGTTCGCTCCGCACATGGTCTGTACCCGATTTACGCTCACGGGCTGTTGCAATTTATTTGATTTTGGGTATTAAAAAAGAAGCCTTAGATTTCTCTAAAACTCCTTAAATAATCGAAATTTGGTTCATTCTTCGTTAGATGTAGAATTTGCCATTGGTTCTGTTTTGGACGGATTTTGAAACTTTCCGTCAAGTAATTGCTGTGCTTTCTTCATTTCCTCTTCCGGGTCTGCCAGTTCTGGATAAATTGTTCCAAGATAAGGAAGGCTCATTTCGTAAACTTTTTGTGGATCACTAAATAGCCCACAGGTGATCAGCGCAATAAGCGGATGAATTTTATTTTTGAACAGATAATCAAGAGCCTGTGCTTTTACAAGCATATTGTCTGTTGGGTTTCTGGTTATCTTTACATCAAAATCTCTGGTTGAGATATTAACATCATTTGATGTACCACGGATAATATTCAGAATAATTCTGGCAGATTCCTTTTCAGCTTCCTTGGTGAATGCTTCTACCAATTTTGCATCTCTCTCTGCGAAATCCCATCCATTGCGAAGGTATACGGCATTTCCTGTATCTCCTCCGCTATTGCTTTGGCGGTTTGGCATTGCTTCCACAATCAGCATATTATTGTAGATATCATCCTTTGCAACCTGGCTCTCTGATTGATTCAGTTCAGCGGTCATAAGTTCAACATCCGACTGACAGCCATTTCCAGTGTCTTTAACAGAGATAGCACCAAGTTTTACCATTTTCAAAAACTCGTTTTCGTCTACCTCGCAGTTTTTAAATTTCATAAAGGCTTGTACAAACTGTTCCACACCATTTAATCTATCAGACTGATATTTGTTGATTGCATCAAATAAGGTAATTGCAATTTCAACATCTGAAAGTCTGTCGTGATTATTCGGGCATTCAACAATAGGAATCCCGCCAAAACCATTGATGCCGTAGTTAGTTACTTTTCCATTCTTGATTTCAAAAAACTGGTTCTTTGAATAGCACAAATAATATTGCTGTTCATCTTCATCTTTTAAAATCTGCACGGAAAGCATTGGTTTCCCATTTCTCTGTGAGTATACAATGTAACAATCACCTGGATACGGAATGAAGATTCTAAACGGTGGTAAATCTCCGTTTTTTGTCCAGTCCTCTTCTTTCAGAATAGCCTTATAGGAAGTTCCTGTTGCGCTCTGGTATATTGCCCTTTGGATGTTTCTTGCATCTGCATTGGCTTCATCCAGATAATCATTCAGAAGGTCAACTTGCTCATTTATTTTTTCGTCTGCATTTTTCTTTTTACATACATATTGGATTGGCTCCCCGCAAATCTGTCCAGCTTTAAATTTCACAGTTTCAAATGCGTGGTTTTCAACCACTCTGTTATTAACTTCTGGACGGACTATTTTGTTTCGGTATAATATCGGCTGATCGCCTTTCATGTACCGATACAAGTAATCAATCAATGTTCGATTTCTATTATGTATGCCAATAGTATCAGATACTACCTTTACTACATTTTGTGGAGTGATTCGGTCAACGCCTGTGTAGGCTACTTTTCTCCCGAACTCACCTCGGCATAAATCCACAAAATTCATTGTATTTCTCACGAGCCGAACCATCCTTTCTACAAAATAAAAAGCACTGGATATTTCAATCCAATGCTCTACTTTATATTTTACACATATTGGTGGTATCATTCAGTATACTTCGGTATCATCTTTCAAAACCTTTTATCTTTTTTACTTCTGCCAAAGCTTTTAAGTGTTTTTTCTTAATATGTATTTCAGAATATCCCATCTCATCTGCAATACGAACCAATGATTTGTACTCAACATAATGCTTAAATAGTATGTTGTACAGCAACGGGTCTTCAACCTGTTCTATGGTTCGGACTATTTCCTGTTTTTTTTGTAAAAATTCGGATATCATTTTTGAAATCTCTTCTCGCAGATCAAATATCTTTGCAACCATATCTCCCATCGGATCACGTTTTACAGAAGTTTGTACCTTTTCTCCAACAGGAATTGCAGATACACTTGTGGAAAGAGAACTGAGCTGTTCTTCTTCGATAAGCTTGTTTTTGATTCTGTTATCATAATTTTCAATCTGGCGTAAATATTGAGTTGCAGTCATCATATTCTATCTCCTTCCCCAAAGTGGATTCTGTGTTGCTGTTACTGTTCCAACTCCGCTTCCATTTTTTAAGAATACTGCTAAGCTAGCGAGTGAATCTGGTGCGTCATCGTGCTTATTTTTTCCTGTCATTGTGAATGAATAGACATTATTCATAAATTTTCTATACTCTGCATTTTGATATCCAGTATCAAGAAAATAAAATTTTCTAATGTTTTCAGCATTATCCCAAATTCTCTGTTCTTTTCTCACTGCCGATTTAGGTGCGTGTCCACCATTATTCAAAATCATTTGTTGTGCATATTTAGAAGTAAGATTAGTTTGATACCCTTGTTCCTTCAACTTTCCTTCTACTTCATCTTTATACCCTTCGCCGCCTGCATTGGCTTCAAAAAAAGCATTCGTAACTTTATTATTGACAATTGCTGATACAACTTTTGGCATAGTAAATTTCTTTTCAGAGTTATCAAATACTACTTCGTGTATATATACGGAACCATCTTCATATACATATGCTACTGGCATTGCAAGGTAATCACTACCACCAAGAGCCACGTCGCAAGCCGAAACTACTTTCAATGGTTCTTCATCTGGAAGTTGTCCATTATAAAAATTCATATGTTGCGCATTAAATAAAGCGCCATCTCTTTCAATAGGTTCCTGCTGATACTGGGCTAACCATCCTGCCATATCATCGTTTTCTTCAAATTTAGAACGAATAGTACGATAATATTTTGTACTGAATCCAACTCCGTAATCGTAGTCAAAATTACTCTCATCAGTTTCCGGGTCAAGAGCTGGAATTTTAAGAACATCATATCTAATGTGTTTTGCTTCTGGATTATTCTGAAGAAATGATAGTCTGTCCATATACAAATCATGCAATGACCAGATAGTACCATTTAGAATCAATTTACATTGTTCTTTCTTTCGTGACATTACATTGTTGTCAAACACAATTTGCTTTCTTCTGAGAATATCTGGATTTAATACATCTTGAATACCTTCCAGGATATCATCGAGAATCAGCCAACCATATGCGTCATACTCACCGTTCAAACCAGATTCCAAACCTTTTCCAGATAATGTCGCATATTTTTTCTTTCTTTCAAGGTCTACTTTGTGATTCTTTGCATCCGTTCTGGCTATTTTTGAATGAAATACATCTTCATGACAATATGTGGGGTCAGTCCATATTTCCATAACTCCATCTAGGAATGCGCCGCCAAGTCCTTCTTTATATGTAACATAGAGGTTGCTTATCTCTGAATTTCTTGCACAATGCCATGCGGTTCCAACAGTAATAATTTGTGATTTACCCGTTCTGGCTGGCTGATGCAGAAACAATTCGTCAAGTTCATCTTCTTCAAGTGCTTGTAATTTATCTACTACTTTTTTCAATGTTCTACGTCTTGGTAAATAGAACCGTTCTTCTGGTTTTCTATCTTTTTCTATATACATGGCATATGAATCAAGCAAATGTGGTGCTTCTAATAACAAATACTGCCAGTAGATATCATCAAAGTCACCACTACCAGTTAATGCAGCACATTTCTCTGCTATGTTATGTGAGTATTGACTTACTTTCATGGCCATTTTCCTTGCTTCTTGGTTCTTGTCAAAAGGAAGGTCAATATTCATATTTAAGAGCAAATCAAGGCAATCTTTTTGATTTTGATAGATTGTCATGTCGCTACTGATAATCTGATTTAGGACCGTCCGATACCATTCAAGCGAACCTTCTGTGAATTTTTGCATAAAAAAAGCCAGACCTCCTTTCATTTTAGGATTTAGTCTGGCTCTCATGTGGCTCTCTTGACTTTTCTTTTTGTTTTTTGTATTCTAAATATTTTTCAAAACTATATTTTTCACAATATCTACAATTTTCTAATCCATCTGGTTATGGATGTATACACGGAATGTTTCTTAATTTGAACCATACAATTTAATCACTTAACTTTCTGCAAATTTCAATAAAATCTGACTTACTAAGTTCTTTCAGCTTGTCAGCATATTTTGGAAATTCATGTGCATATATCGGATGACCTAAAAGTTTTTCTGCGTATTCGTATGCAAGTTTTCGGTCATCCCCTGTAAGCATACAAATTCCTGTATAGGTTTCAATTACTACGGCTTCTTGTTTTGTCATACATATCCTTTCTTGATAAAATCATCTTTTTAATTCTGAAAAAATATTTTCAATTACTTTCCACTCTGCGAATACTGCCATAAACAGTAATGGTACTGCCGAAAATCCCCAATGATTTTCAACCATTATTTGAATTGTGGCTATCAAATAATCTGCTACCCACTTGAATATAATAAAATTCGCAATTATCCAACATATTTTTCTTGCCTTCTTCACTCAATAGACCTCCATTTATTTCCACGGTATATTATCATTTTCGTGTTCCAAAAAGAAATCAACCTTGTCAACATATCCTTTAGCTATCAGTTTTTTTACACAATCATCAACTCTTACAGGAGATGTATACCTTGTAAATTCATTTGAATATACAGTCTTGGCTGTAATATTTCCGCATATTTTGCATTTTTTTACAATATAAGCATTTATATGAGTACCATTTCCGTAATCTATTCTGTCATAGCATTTCCCAATTTCCTCATATAGGTGGGAACATTTTTCTTTAAACCAATTCATACATTCACCTCACTGGAATCCCTAATTGTTTGTAGGTAAATACGGCAGTGTACTTCTTCCCACATTTGTAGCAAGTTTCTGTAATGGTGCAAGTCTTTTCTTTATCATTGCATTTCGATTCTGTATCCGAACTTTTGAACTTGCATCCACCTGTCAAAATACATTTAATCCGTTTTGTGTTCATACATTCACCTCGAACTCTTTCTTACAGTTGCTACCCTTGCATTTTAACTTCAAGTGCTGAATCTTCGTGTTTGGGCTAATCAGAAGTGCTTTCTTTTGGCAAAAAGGGCAACAGGCGTATTTCACTCCATTGATATTCCTCAATAATGCCTGTCCATTCCACGGTTCGGGTGGGTTCATGTATTCAGAAAAATCTATTCCTTCGGATTCTAATGCTGACTTAATGCTCATTTATTTACCTTTCTATTTCTTTTATGCTTTATTGGTCTTCCCTCTTTGGCTGCCCTTTTTATCATTCGCCGCGCAACAGATTTAAAAACATTATCAAATTTCCGTTTCCCTTTTCTTCCAGCAATTTGTCTAAATTTTGGCTTTTTATTCATTTTTAAGCAGTTATTTGGTATTTTCTTAAAACCAATTTTCATGGCTTCTTCAATGCTTATTTTTTCTTGATCCATTAATTTTCCTCCGTTTCGGAATGCCATGCATTTTTCGGAAATTGTTCTGTTTTATTTGATTTGGGGCAACTAGTGTCCAAAATAGTTCATCACTGAATTTACATTCAAGTTCAATACTTAACGGCTTGCCTATGCTACAAAGTGTACCGTCCTCATTTCTGTGAAGAATACCGCCTTCGATAACAGTACCATCCGAAATTGAAATCTCTGGTATTGTTTCAATAACTTTTCCATTACATGTAAAGAAATGCTTTAATTCGTTCTTTTCGCCCATATCAGCACATTCCTTTGTTTTTCCTTAAATTAGCGTATCGGTCAACCAATGTGTCAACAGTAACAGTTAACTCGTTGATTCTAATACAGTCATCCCGGTGTCGTTGTTCATACCATTCTATAGATGGATGACCAGTATCTACATTTTCAATTCCATCAATCGGAATCTTCCAGTTATCATTTTCAAGAAGCTTTTGGTTAAGTGTCTCCGATAAAGCTTTATAATCCAGGATTATATGCTGTTTTTTCTCGCATTCATCAGCCAAACGAACAACTTCATTTTTCAACTGTTCTTCTGTCCAGTTTGCCATATCCTCAAATTTCATATTTACCACCTCTGTCTTCGAAAATTGTCTCTTCCAAGCATAAATTTTTCGGCTGAAAAATTATCCTCTACATCAATATGTGCTTCACGGTCTTGCACATCATATCCGTTTGAAGTTAATTCAAGTTTTGCGGTATATTCAGCGCCGCAATTGGTGCATTGCCATGTCACATTTAAAAAGAGTCCTTTTTCTATAAAAGGGTTTGTGAAATCGGCATTTTCGCATTTCAATATTCCACCGCAAACAGGACAATTGCGTTTATCAAGTAAATCTAGCATTCAAATTCCCTCTTCTCCCTGTGCTTCATCTGACAGGCAATCATTTTAGCTATGTTTTCACGTTCCTGTTTTATTCCATGCCCCTGGCGGAACAGCTCGCATTCAAGGATATTCCCGCAGTTTGAACATTCGTCTTTTATTTCTTTACCGCATATCTCCATCTTCTTTTCTCTCCCAATATTCGCAACAACACTCTGGTTCCGTAAAGTCTGCACAATGTTTGCTATTACCATTGAAGCAAACCCATGTGAAGTCATCATGTCTTCTGCAATTTTTACAACATTTTTCGTTCATAAATTACCTCGATTTATAAAAGTCCAGTGCGCCGACTTGAACGGCATAAATCTCCCAACGAGAAACACTGGAACTTTAAGGGGGAAAATGCAACTTCTGGCAATGGCAATTTTCCAGATAGAAACAACAGGAATCGAACCTGTGTCACATGATATTCAATATCATTGCTCTACCACTGAGCTATGTTTCATATCCCGCCTGTCACGGACAGTTCTTTTCAAAGGAACTGGGATGGGTTTCACTTTTGCTTCATTCGACAGTAATACAAGCGTATCTTTCTGAATTGATTGTGTTTTCCATAGCTTCAATCGGATTGTATCCAAGATTCTGTAAGATTTGTTTAAAAACTGTTACAGATTGACCACTTGCAAGTTGTACGCCTTTTCTCTTGGAATCTGCATGGAATACATCATGTCTGCTGTTTACATTCCAGAAGATAACGTTTGGAATAACATATCCAGATTTATGAAACTTGTTTGCCATCTTATCATAAAATGACCAATCTCGATTTCCACAATAATCAATTTCCATATCAGAAATTACGACAATAGCTTTTGGCATTTCTTCCTGTGAAATATTATTTTTTTCTGCGATATCAAGCACCTTTTTAAATGCAGCTTTAAGGTTTGTACTACCGCCCCAATCTGCCCCTTTAGCATTATTGATTTTCTGTGAAAGGGTTTCACCCTTTAAAACAACTGTTTCTGGATTGCTCGAAAATGTCATAAACAAATTGTGGTATGCCCCAACATTTCTTTCGGCAAAGTATATTGCCAATCCGATTGACGTTGCCATTGGTCTTCCGGTCATCGAACCGGATACATCAGCCATAATCAAAGCATTTGTTCCCTGTTCTATGTAATTTGGGAGTGCTTTCCATTGTGCTTCAAGAACTTTATTGTTCTCTCGTCCGTAAATGATTTTTTCAACGATGTCATAAGGATACAAAGTTGAAGCGTTGATTTTAACTTCTCCTTTATCAGCCTTATTAATAAAATCATTAAATCCATCTGGATCATGTTTTGCAAAAGCTCTGCGATAAATCATCATTGCACGGCTCGGAACTTCTGGATATTTAATCTCATTCCATTTACCGGCAGACATAAGGCTTTCAACAACACCGATCTGTTTTCTCATACTACGAACAATCCTTTTGAAGTTGTAGACTGGATAACCCAACTTCTGTGCAGTCAAGATTCCTAACTTCCTAGTTTCTCTGCTACTTGCATCAGCAGTCTTAATCCATTTAGCAAGTAAAGAAATCGCTTTTCCCTCATTAAGATTCTTCAAATCTTCCTCGAACTGAATCTTCATGGTTTTCCACATATCGTCTTCCATTGGTGTTCCAATCAGTTCATACAGATCATCGTATCTCCCGAATACTCCAATCAAGTCAAGATTCGGTCTAAGTGCTCCTGGATGATGTTCAGCCATGTAACGGATAATGGTTCGGAAAGTTTTTCTCTCTCCAAGCCCGTAACGAATATCTCTTGCATAAAAAGCAATCTTTGTGGCAAAGAGTTTATCCTGTTCAAATGCTTCTGAGAATAAAGTGGTGATTCTATTTTCATCAGCTTCTCTCAATGCGCCAATAGTTCCGAACAGGTCAAGTCTTGCATCGCTTGTAGTATTCAGCGCAACTGCTCCGTTTTCGGTTCTTGTAAACTTGCTTTCTTCTTTCATTGCATTTGCAAAATCCATGTTTCTTCTCCTTTCAGGACACGAAAAATATAAAATATACGAATTAGATTTTATTTAAGTGAGTTGCTGTAAGCGTCCCATAAATTTCATGATGCTTTTGTGTTTCATAATTAAAAGTTATGCCCAAAATGATTGCTGTAAGCATCACATAATTGCCCCGACAGGATTTGAACCTATAAAATTATTTGCAGTGAAGAACACAAACATGTTCTAATCGGTTTTCCGTAACCGATAACCGGGGCAGTGACGAGGGATGGGTTCGAACCACCAACCTATGCCTTGTAATGGAGTAAATTGCTGTTATAGTCACAAACATGACTAATATTCTCATTGCTCTGTCCAATTGAGCTACCTCGTCTAAAAACCAACAATAGCTATGCTAAAGTCAGATTTCCTATCTACACTTGGTAGATGGAATAGCAGGAGACGGATTCGAACCGCCGTTTCCATGGATATGAGCCATGTGAGATTCCGCTTCTCTATCCTGCCGTGCGGAACTCCTAGAGTTGAACTAGGAAACTTATATCTATAGATATTCGCCCTATAGCCGATAGGTTCCACATAACCCGGAAAAACCGGGTTAGCAATAGGTTTATCGTGTTATGCTTTCCACTATCTACAAATTTTAGCGCTGTAGATTCACTGGATATTTTTATGCGTCTTTGGACGGTATCTCTTGAAAACTCCTTTTATTAACGTGCGCTGCGTTAATGTTTTTAACTCCGAGACATACCAGCCGGGAAATCAGATCCATTTAAGCTACGCCGTATCGCACATAAATTTACCTAATCCACACACTCAACTGGAAGTTTTTTCCACCCATATTACGGATGAATGGCATTTAGAAGAAATGGAAGCTCTGGGATTCGAACCCAGGACTTACGGCTTATGAGGCCGTTGCTCTTACCGCTGAACTAAGCTTCCTAAGATACCGAATTATTTGACCGCCATGACAAACAATCCGGCACTGTTGCAGTTCTTGACCACCAACCGCAACAAAGGTTTTCTGAAACGCTTTTGGATTTCAGAAAGTCTTCCGGGACATTTGAAGCCCCTTTAATCAGCCCCGTTGGGCTAGAAGACCGGAGTAAAAAGTGTTTCAAAAAGAACACTTGCGGAATTAACAAAACCGCAAACTGGGCTAGCTGGATTCGAACCAGCGAATACAGCAGTCAAAGTGCTGTGCCTTTCCGCTTGGCAATAGCCCATCAACCCCGGCGCACCATTAAGACCGGGGAAGTCGTGATATTAAGCTAAACAAGTATATAAATTTTCCGCTCTTACCGATTACTCTTTTCCAGGATAGGAATTTTCTTTTCAAAATATTTAATAATTCCTGGCTTATTCATTAATAAGAGCTTACGCTACTCTGGATGCCTCGACTTATCACTTTCATAGGCTTTCCCGAACCTACATGGATTAAGTCGAAGCGGCGCTTTTATGAATTTAACCCTTTCGATTAACTCAATCGGGATAATTCCAATTGGAATCGGTAAATACATTTGTCACCTCGTGCAGATTAAAAAAATATTAAGTGCGAAACATATTTCTAAACAAATGCAGAATAAAATCTGTATTACGTTTGTCTTTCCTTCTTCGTCCAGTATGGCTAAAGTTCCAGCAAGAACCAGAACGAAAAATGCAAGATTTACAGCTGTTCCGATTACATTAAGTGCATTCATTTCCTTTTTCCTCCCCAATTAAGAAATTCAAAATCTTTTCTGCAATCTCTTCTTCTGACTCAAATGGCATTCCACAGTAATTGTAGGATTCTAAAGCCGATTTTAGGCTTGCTTTGAATCCATTGTAAATTTCTCCGTGTTGTAGCAGTTCGTGCCTTAAAACTGAAATTGCGTCAGTAATTGATTGAGAAGTGACACCGATTTGTGCCAAGCATTCCATTTCAATGTCTGGGACAGCCATCATTTCAAACTCAAATACTGGAATTTCATCTACTGCGGTATGGAAATTTATTGATCTTACTCTCGGAACTTCATTTCCATCAATGAAATATTTTGTGCCGAGCCAATCATTGGGGTTGGGGTTTGTGATTTTTACTAAAGACATCTTCGCGCCCCTTTCTTTTAGTTTCACAGTAGAGAAGGAGGTGTTTCGCAATCTCTTCCAACTGTAGAATGTTGTATTTTGGAATTTCCCATGTTTTCTGCTCCAATAATGAAGACAGTGGAATTTTCTCAGTCGGTAGTTCGTTAGTTACTGTGGCATTGATAAGCATAGGCGCTACATCAATGGGGGATTCGGGAAGACTATCCTTGTTATCACTTATTTGTGCGTATAGCATGGATAACTTTTTCCATTCTCCATTTTCCTTTGAAAATACTTCTCCATTTTGTACTTTAAGTATTCCAGTAGCATCTCTTGGAATATACTCTTCTTTTTCACATGAACGGACAGCATTCTCAATACTGTATAAAAAATAATTCATCATCCCTCTTCTACCTCCCCGAAATATTTCTTGTAAAGGTCAATGTCTTTCCTTCCCAATAATATTTTTATATTTTCTTTATCTTCAACTTGCAAAGAGCCATAAGCAATATGTACCCACGTTGTTATTGTATTTTCTTCTTGGTTCTCTTCTCTATAGCCATTGATAGCTGTAAATGCTGAAAACCAATTTCCCTTTGCTGTTAAAAAATAAGTCTTTTCTGAATAACATGTATATCCGTAATGGTCGCAGTCAATATTATCGGTAAATATCTTTTCTGCATTTTCTGTGTTGTAAAATTTCCCATCTGCACATATTCCACTCGAATGAACAACTATATTGTCTTTCCTTATGCGTTTGGTATCTGCATTTGGGAATTTCTTTTCGTATTCTTCTGGAACTGAAACGTCTTTTTTATTTTTTGAGAAAAATTTAAGCACGTCTTTTCCTCCCGAAATATTCATCAACTGCTTGTCTTACAATATCCGATACACTCCTGTCCGTCCGGTTCTTCTCTTCCAGGAGCCTTTTTTTCTGTTTTTCGGAAAATCGGATGCGGATGGATTCGGATTGTGAGTTTGGTTTCATGACTTAATCACTCCTTGCCCTTGCAATAACAGTCTGAATGTCTCTTTTCCTTTTACGGTTATGTATGTCTGAACATTGGAATATCCAAATGGTGTTGAAAAATCTTTCATCTGAAAAAGTCCAGCTTTCCTATACGATTCATAAGGCTTGATAATATTGTGCCTATCACGGTAAATATAACCGTTTTCCGCAAGCCACTTAGTAAACGCTTTAGGGGGAATGTGAAATTCCTTTGCTGTATCTCGAAAAGTTGTAAGAAGTCTATTGTCTACCAGACTATCAAAATAGTCAGCTTTCGGTTTCTGTTCTTTTACCTTAGTTTCAAGCTGTTGTTTCTCTTGCTGTTCCTCAATCCACCGCTTAGCACGTTCTATTGGATCTTCGATTTGGTAGGAATCCTGTTTTGTGGAGACCTCGTATTTCCCAGTTCTCGCTATACTTGGAAGAACTTCTTCCATTACCCACTCTTCAAAACGTTCTGCTGACTCTAACTGGCTCTTCATGATAAGCCTGTACACATCTCCTTCTGGTATGAAAGTCATCATAACATTTTGCTTTGTTGTGGTTCCGTGCTGATTAGTTGTTTCTGAGACCCCTCCATGTTTCACGGAGTGCCTACAATGTCTTGAAACTGCATCTTGAGGTTTTGAATAGCCTAATGCTTTCGCTACATCGGTTCCAGAAAAATAAATTTTCCCATTTATCGTTACGGTTCTTACACTTCCAAATTCTGGATTGCTAAAAATCATCATATCATTCATTTGTTGTACCTGCCTTTCTTGGTATTGCCTTATTTTGTATTGGCAGAGAAACAGTTAAGGCTTACTGCTTTCGTGTTGCAATCACTATCTCTGCCATAGGGAACTCTTTTTTGTTTTTTGGAAAATTTTTAACTCAAGTTTTCCGTTATTAAATTGCGTATGATCTGAGAAATACTTTGACCTGTCTGAAATGATTTCTTTTCAAGGCGTTTTCTCATGTCATCGTTAATTCTGATTCTTATTGAATCTCCCTTTGGGTCTGTTGTTGGTCTTCCTTTTGCCATATAATCATTCCTTATATATGTAGGACAAAATACAATAGGTTCTTTGCTTGAGTTACTGACTACGCTGGCCAGAGGTCTATATATAACCCCCTCCCGGTCATCCAGTGCGGACGCTGGCAAGTCAGCCCGCCGCCCCATGGGAACCGCTGCCCTTGCCTGGTCGCTGTTTGTCGTAGGCCTTCGGCGGTAATCAAAGGAAAATATGGCTTTTCTGTGTCCGAACATATGTATCTATACGACAAACTCTCGTTTTCTTTATAGATCGCTATACATCCTGCACAATTACAACCATCATTCCTGTACATTATGCACAATTCCGTGCATTTACCGCCTTTTGTCCGTCCACCATGTACATTTTTACCGATTCTGTACTCTTCCAGACTTTAAAGCTCCGGCTTTTCCATCTCTGGAAGCTGTAAAGCGGCTTTGTGCTTCTCTGCGATCTGCTGGGCTGTCTGCTGTGGTACTCCGTATTGCTGCGCGGCTTGTACTGGTGCAGTTTCTGCCATTCCATAGGCGGCTTTTGCAACAAATATCAAATTCGCATTTGTTCCGGTCTGATTATGTAATCTATTGATTGCGCAGTTTTTACAAATATCAAACCATTTTTTAGCCGTGTCACCATGTGATGAGTTTGTTCTATACACTCCATTCATCCAGTCAGTAAACGTTGTACGATTAATCCCAACTAAAAAGCTAAATACTTCTAATGTTGGCAATACATGATATTTACTGCATAATCTCACATAAGTATTAAACATTTTATCTAATAGCTCTATATCATCATTACTTGGCTTTTGTATATGATCTGCAATATAAAAAATCATATCTACAAAGCTATCTGATACTTCTTTCTTATAGTTTTCGTTATCTGGTGATATACATAATACAGTATTTATATATTCATCAGCATATATATTAATATTATCTAAATAGATATCTACGTCTTGTACATTTACTGTATTATCTTTCATGTTATCACCTCACTTTAACACGTTAATTTACAAATAAAAAAGAGAATGTCACCGGGTAAAGCTTATTCCCGGAAAACTTCCGGGTGTTCGGGTACATTCTCTAAAACTCAAATTAAAAAAATATTCTGTTTTCTTTGTTGCTGATACCTTAGCACAGTTTTTAATATCTTGTCAAATTTAATTTTGCATAAAATAAAACCCATTATTTTGTCAATAATTAATAAATAATAATTAGGGTATTATATTATAATCTTTATTT